ATGCTAACCGACACGAAACTAAAGGCTCTTAAACCAAAAGAGAAAATGTATAAGGTTACTGACCGCGACGGACTGTATGCGGTTGTGCGACCGACCGGACGGATTGTGTTCCGCTACGATTACCGAATCAACGGTCGACGGGAGACAGTCACGTTCGGGCACTATGGCCCGGACGGCATCTCGCTGGCAGAGGCTCGAGACCGATTGGTGGCAGCACGAAAACTCGTCAACGACGGCATCTCACCGGCGAGCGAGAAACAGGCAAAGAAAACCCAGCTCAAAGGGCCTGGTACGGTGACTGAGTTCGTACAGCAGTATATCGACAACGCCCCCATTGTGGGGAGTACTCGTGCTTTACGGCAGGCGACTCTCGACCGCGAGATTCGGCCGACGCTTGGCGGACGATTTATGGGGGAGGTGACAACCCAACAGGTGCGTGCGTTATGTGAGAAGATAAAAGACCGTGGCGCGCCATCGACTGCGCTCCTCGTGAGAGAGTTGTTGAATGCGACCTACCGGTACGCTATTAACAAAGGGCATCGACTGACAAATCCGGTCGAAACAATTACAGGAAGCTCGATTGCCACATTTAAGCCACGTGAGCGGGCGTTATCACCGCGTGAGATTGGTATATTTTTCAGTGCACTCGACAATATGCAATCGGACTTTGCCCTACGTAAAGCACTACGGCTTATTCTCTACACACTAGTCCGTAAAGGTGAAATCGTCAACGCTCGGTGGGACGAGGTCGACTACCACAATCAGGTGTGGACAATACCCGCTGAGAGAATGAAAGCCGGACGAGCGCACAACGTCTATCTTTCCAGACAAGCGATGGATATAGTTGTCGCCTTCCAGATGTACTCAGAGGGGTCAGAGTACCTGCTCCCCGGTCGGATGAACCGGAAAAAGCCGATAGCCCATAGCTCACTGAACCGGGTGATTTACAAGACACTGGAGCAAATTAATAAGGATGGCCGGGTAATGGACGATTTCACCGTGCATGACCTGCGTCGAACGGCGTCAACACTACTCCATGAAGCAGGCTACAATTCGGATTGGATAGAAAAATGCCTCGCGCACGAGAACGGAGGCATAAGAGCAGTTTACAATAAGGCTGAGTACGCCGCCCAGCGCAGAGATATGCTCCAAGCGTGGGCGGACATGGTCGACGGTTGGATTTACGAATTTGGGACGTAAGCCTCGTACGCAAGTTCAGTGTCAGCGCCGGCGTAGTTGCTCGAGAACGTGAACCCGGTCGTGGTAATGTTATATACCATCATTACTGCCACAAGACGCGAGTCGCGGAACTGGCAGATGTTAACGAACGGCGGCTCTGAGAACGTTTTCTTAAACGTGACATGCCACTCCTGGCTGTTACCCGCACCGGTTACTTTGAGTGATGACCGTAATACCTTGCGATGCTCATACTCCTTATATGGTGAGCTGCCACCTCCTGACGACGGTATTTTTGCGAGGACTGCATCTACGATAGTTTTCATTAGGCCATCGGGATTCAGTCCTATGTCTTGCTTGACAGCGGTAACCGCAACGCCTGGGATCTGGTTGACGACCTGACTCTTTAATACAGATAAGTCGTCTTTTCTCGCTAGTTCATGAGGGTCGTCAATTGCTGCGTACAGCCCTTGTAAAATCACTAACTCGCGGCGGATTGAATCCTCTACCCGCGTTAAATCATCACGATTTATGCCGGGAGGCGGAATCTCAGATTTTTTAGCATATAAGGTCAAATCCGGGATTTTTGGTAGCTCGGATTTCTTGGCATACGGGCTGAGGTCAACTGTCGGATAGTTTATTCCGGCGATCGCGCTATTGACATAGTTTGTTGTTGCGTATCCACCGAGTGCGGTGCTGACAAGCTCATTGACTTTCGTCTCTGTTACCCCACCTGACGGCCCCGAGATACTAGCCACCGCGGAGTTTATCTGCTCCGTGACCTGAGATTTAGTCGGGTAATTTGACAAGTCTGTCGGCGCCGGTAGTTGAGACGTTTTCACGTAACCTTTTAGTAATTCGCCGACCGCGGCATGTGAGGCAAACTCCGAGAAGTTAGGTAGAGCCGGTAACTCGGTGTTTTTTACGTATCCTGCCAGCGCTCGTTTTACTGATTGTGCAACAAAATCCTCTGTCGCAAGACCCGAGAGTGATGGCATCTGAGGGAGCTCAGATTTCTTGGCATACAGGCTGAGGTCAGGTGTTCTAGGTAGTTCGGATTTCTTGGCGTACAGGCTAAGGTCGGGTAACTCACTTTTCGTCGCGTACCCTGACAAGTCTGCCGGTTGCGGTATAGCGTCAATTCGGCTGTTCACAGCCGTAATGTCTGTCGCGACAACAGAAGCGAAATCTGTGCCCGCTTTACCGCCCTTGGCATCGTTGTAGTTTTTGAGTTGTTTCTTGTTAAATTGATTTAGGTCAAGTTCCGGGGTCGGTTCTGCGGTAACAGTAACCTTCGGCTTTGGAGTTATACGGATCCGTTTCATGTGAGAATGCCCTCATAAGATTTAAAGAGGGCGTGGGGCGTGTGGCAGGGATTATAGCATATACTATATCCAACCGACATTAGTCGGCTTATTAATCACTATCGGTATCGGATTATATATTTCTCTGGCCCCGCCTGACACTATCATATTGTCGCCGTGCCTATCACCAAGATTAGTGTTATATATCGGGCATATAAATGCCGCGCTAAACGACAGAAATCCGTCGTTTATTATCGGTAACGGTAGAGTGTACGAGTTTACGTGACCGCCTTCATGTTTAAATTTTCCGCGATACCCGAGATAAACTAGTTTATCTTTTCCGACGTTGCGGCCCCTACCCTTCTCAGCACAGATGTCGTATGGGTGATACCGGTCTTGGAATAGAGGCATAAAACCACCTGCGTTTACATGGTTCTGTTCGGGTAGTTCTTGTATACTCTGCACCGGTCGAACGACGTCCCAGTCACTCCGATAGAGCACTTGACCTGACGCTGAGCTTATTTCAATTCCGTACTCGGCATTCGGGAGTTTCTCTGCGTCTTTTATTCGGTAGAATACGTAGTAGTTAGCCGAGTAAAAGGAAGATGTGGCTCCGTCCGGTTTTAGCACCGAAAGCCACCACGAGCCGTCCCGCAAGAAGACTTGGGCATCAGTTGGATTAGCGTAGAACACCGTATCCGCGATGTCAATAGACCCGGGTATCCCGGTCCCACCTCCATTCCACCCGGCTAGTTTATCTACACTAGGACTGTAATCGCACTCCGTGAAAACAAGCGGATATTTATGTGCGGGTCCGAGCCGGATTTCTTTATAGTAACGTTGAGCAGGGTTCAGTTCGCTATGCCCCGTAGAGGCCCTCGTAATCTCCTCATACCGAATAAGTCGTTGGAATATTAAACACTGTTCTTCCCCTAGGAACAGTGGCAATGCGTCTGAGTAGATACCGAAGGTCATACTTTTACCCTCCAGACGAGGACTGCTACAACCGACATATCTATAAGCCACGGGTACGGCGCTTTGGCAGTGTCCCATATAAACTCAGTTGCGGATCCATCAGAGTCTTTTCTGCCGATATTATCTCTTGCAATAACAATGTCCGGGTACGTGCCCGTGTGTGACGCCCGGAGATATTCCGAACGACCGAACTGTGTGTCAGAGGTTAAGTACGTGCAGAAATGTTTGTGCCCTTCGACCGGGGTAATTTTATGGGTACCTTTTGTGTTTGGTGGGGTTGGGATAATGTCAACGAGCATTGCGACGTTTGAGTTATCACTTTTACCGTCGATGAAAATACCGTGGGTAGGTTCAGCCATTAGTAAGCCCTTTTCTGGCTTGGTTTGGGTTTATTCAGATTATTCCGGTTCACAAATTCGCGGCGCGCTGTCTCTGCCCAGTTATGGGCGCGCTCTAGTACTGCAAGCGCGTTATCGAAATCCGCGAGCTTTGTCGACGGATTTGTGACAAGGGCAAAGAAGTGCTGCTCGACGGCAGCGACAGCATTATTGTACACTTGCACTAGCGACCTCGCGTTGACGAACGTTACGAGAGAACCAGTCATCGACTTGCTTGGCGTCGAATAAGCAGATGTTATGTTTAAAGGTCGTCTCCAGCGGAGCCGGGAAAGGGTCACTTTCCCGGTTACGTAGACGCCAGATGGAGGTTTTGGAGATATTGTAAATGTTACGAATATCGTTAAGTTTTAGTAGTTTTTTGTCTGTCATAGTGTCATCTTGCGTTCTGTCCCCACTCGTGAGAAGTGGATACCGATTACGTGATAGACTTTGTCGCCTCTTTTCAGTTCGTGATAACGGGCAGTATGCTCGTCAACTTCCTCACGCACTGCCCACGAAGAAGCGTACATGTCCGGTTTGTACTCAAGGACGCCGAAGATAATCCGTTCGTCCGTCATTAAAACGACATTGTCGAGGTCGCAACAACTCAGGTTTTTATCAACCATGAGCACCGCGCCGCGGCGTAATTTAGATGTTGGTGTGTCAACTTCGATGCCGAATACCGAATCAACCACATTTAAAGCCATAATCTCGATTTCCTTAGTAATTTCTTTGCCTGACAAAAGGTATTTTATCGGTAAATTTTGTCTGGTGTATGTGTCAACAACAAAGGTATCTAGCCGGATGCCAAGGGCTTTCGTGAAACGCTCTAAGAATGATTGATTCAGTTTTAGTGTTCCGCGTAAGTACTTGTATAGTGCCGGCTGAGATATACCCATCTTATCGGCTACGTACTGCTGACCGTTGCCGGTCTCCCGCTTGAAATTATTGAAGGCTTCAACAACTTTGCGATGAAGGTCTGACGTGTAAACCGGTGTCCCTGTCGGGATGCCGGAAGTATTTGAATATTGCATAAAATAATCTCCGTAGTTATAAGCGACGGTGATTATGACATAAACTTTTTTACAATACAGCCTTTATAGCTTCTACCAATTGTTTGTACGACTTCAGCCGCCGCTCAAATTCATGTTTTGGTAGCCCGTTAAGCCATTCCTCCGGTGAGGTGTAAATGGCCCCGGCGCTCTTGAAACCTACAATCACCATGGCTTGTTGTCCACAGTCTACGGTCTCTTGTAGCAGTTTCTTTTGTAGCCCACTTAGTGCGGGTACAATGAGCGTAGAATCTTTTACAGGGAGTTTCTGTAGGTACTTGTACTCTATCCAGAGTGCTTTTCCTGTAACTTTACTACGATAATACGCGTCCGGAATTCCGCCCATGTATTCATCGCAGATTTTCCACGCCCAGATGTCGGGCGGTAAATGCTTATGTACCGCCCTCGTGAACTCAGACTCTATCATTGTTTCATAAGACCAAAATCTTCGTACACTTTCTTGAGTTGTGCGTATAACGCATCGCCCGCGTTACCGGCAAATTCAATGTCGAAGTTGTAATACACCGCGCCGTTCGGGGCTTTCGCCGGTTTACTGGACAGTGTCCACACCGAAGCAAAACGAGCAGCTTCACGGATTTGTGGCATGGAGTTCCATTGACGACTGACACGTAACTTGGAGCCTGACATCTGACATAAGACCGGGGTTTTAATTTCTCCGTTCTCGTCCAACAACACTAACAAGTGATTGTGAGTCTCTTGAATGTCGTATTGTTTCGGGTCGATAGTCGGGTCTTTTAATGCTTCGCGTGCTAATTCTTCGGTGTCAAATGACCCCAACATACCGCCGCCCGCGTCGCGTTTACGCCATACGGTGTATTCACGAGTGAAGTGCAAGTTAACACAGTACACCGCTTCGAAGAAGTCTTCGGTAAGCGTATTCATGAGTAAGCCTGGTTGTGCACCCTCGATATACTTTTCACTGCCGCGTGTGACTTCCGGCGACATCGCCTGTAGCAGTACTAGGCGTGGGATAAGTTGGTCTTCGGCAGCGACATTTTCGTTTCCTAAGCCCGCGTCAGCAATTGCTTGTGCAGCGAGCATGGCTGCCGGGTTAAAAGTTGTTACTGCGGTAGATTCAGATGCTTGAGTTTGTTTAGTCATGGTAGATGTTTCCTTTATATGATGTATGGTGGGTTCTATCTAAACCCACGTAGTGCATTTTATAACTTTATAGGTTATAAAACAAGTTAAAAATCAACTTTTAGGCCTTACGTACAGTGATTTTCGCCACCGTTGTAGGCTCTAGCCCTCTGACTTCGACCCCTTGCGCGAGCAGTTCACGGTAGGCGGTTGCATTTAGTCGGCGCTGGAATAGGTACAACATGTCATTGTCACGGGCGAAGGCATTGAAGTCATCCCAGTCAGTGATATTCGGTACAATCTCTTGGGACTTGATCACCTGACCGACACCGCGGACAGTGGCGTTGTCTAGACCGGTTTTATCGAGCGCGACCATCAGTTGCAGTTCGATTTCGTCTAGCTGTTCTTTAAGGGCTTTATCAGTTTTTGATAGCTCTTGGCGCTGTGCACGGATATGTTGGTATTCTGTAATGAGTGTTTCTAAAGTTTGTGGTTCGCTCATAGTCCAAAATCCTCCGGCTGCGCTACACGTTCAGTGACTTCAACGGCTTCGAGCTCGTTGCTGATGATATATTTCAATTTGCCGATGTTTTCGTCGATTTCAGTTAATTTATCCGCTTGCTGTTCGCGGTTCTTGCGCAGCGCTTGTAATTGGCGAGCGGTGTCTGCAATACCTTCAACAGCCTCCGGGTCTTCGGCTAGTTCGGTAAGTCTAGCTTTGAGCTCTGCTTCCTGTTCGGCGCTTTTAGCGGCGTCTGCATACACCGCTCGGCGTTGGATAAGTAGTTTAAGTTTTTGGATAGCTTTTAAGGTGCGGTCGTAGTTAAAGTTGATAGTTGCCATAAGTTAGTTTTCCTTTTTGAAGTTAGTAGTTAATGCGGCGTAGGATAATAACTCGTCCATCGCGTCGAGTTTCACACCGAGCTTGTCGTAGACGTCAAGTTCGACTGTGTTGGTTGCAGCAATCCGGATAGTCTCCGTCTTGCGCGTCTGTCCCGCCCGATAAATACGATGGCAGAACTGTTGGTAGTGTTCAGCATTATATGTCGGTGACGCCCAGATAGTGCGGTTACCCCGGGTCAATGTCAGCCCATGGCCGGCCGATTGTGGATGCGCAAATACCACTCGAAGTTTGCCCGACTGGAAGTCATCGACAATTTTTGCTCGTTCCTGGGCGGGGGTTTCACCGTCAATTACAGCAAACGCCAGTTTTCGTTTGGCTGCTTCTTCGGTCAACGCGATTCGCTCGTGGCGCCAGTTGAACGCCACAACACAATGGTCGGTTTCTTCGACGAGGTCGAGCACCAGTTTATAGCGTTCGGTATGGATGACATGTGCTTGGCCTTGTTCGTCATACACTGCACCTGTTAATAATTGGAGTAATTTACGTAAGCGTACGCCGGCGTTCATCGCACTGATTGCGCCGCTCTCGAGCATGAGCACGGATTCACGTTGGAATTCACGGTACTGCTGCATGATTTTTTGCGGCAGTTCAGTGTAGATAGTCCGGACATGATTCGGTGGAATTTCAATTACGTCCTCGAATTTCACGCGGAACGTGATGTCTGCCGTCATCGCAGTGCAAAGCGCCGTTGCTTTTTCTTTGTCTACCCACTTTGTAATCTGCTTCCCGCCCACAGCCAGAATTCGAGGCTCACAAACATGTGCACGGAAGCCGAAGAAGTTTTTCCCGAGGCGCTCACCGTCGTCTACGAGGTAGAGTTGATGCCAGAGGTCGGTTACAGTGTTTGAGTTCGGTGTCCCGGTTAGTACTACACGATAGGTGAAGCGGCTCGCGAGTTCTGCCATCGCTTTTGAGCGTGTACTTGTGCGATGTTTATAGGCAGTAGATTCGTCAATGACAAGAGTGTCGAAATCTTTCAAGAGATCCAGGTCATCGGCAAGGGCTTTGACGCCGTCATGGTTAATCAGCACGATGTCAGTGTCAGCGGCGAACGCTTTTTTACGGTTCTTGGCGTCGGCAACCGAATAAGTTAGCTGTGGCGTGAACTTTTTAATGTCTGCGCCCCACGACGCTTCAAGGATTGAAAGCGGGGCTACAACTAAAGCACGTTTACCCGTGTTGCGGGCAGCAATGGCGTCGAGGGTTGCTCGAGTCTTGCCGGTGCCCGGGTCGGAGAAGTTGCACATCCGCGGATGGGTAAGCCAGAACTCGGTAGCCGCTTTCTGGTGGGCAAATGGGGCCGGAATCATAATACTCTCCTAGATATTTGAGGCGTCGAAATAGTTTTTACAATGCCCTTCTTTGCCGTACCAGCAGAAGCGACAGGCGTTAGCGGACGGGGTTGCCGGGAATTCGGTTGCGGTCGTCATAATCACCGCGCGTTTATGTAGTTGCGGGCGGAACGCGAGTGCTTGTTGTCGTGTGTACTCACGAATTAATTTTTCGCCTTTGTCTACGTACCAGAATTCAATTTTTACAAAGTCTAGTTCGGGGTAACGCATGAATGCAGCAATAGCGTAATCCAGACCCTGTTCACCGTGCTTGAGCTCGTTGCCAAATTTCTTACCTGTTTTGTAGTCAATAATCAGCGCTGAGCCGTCACCTTCTGTATAGAAACAGTCGAGTTTGAACATCGCCCAGTAGACTTTTTCGTCAGGGTCTAATACTGACCAGTGTGGGTCGAACTTCCAGTTCTCCTCGCATGTAACCTTGCCCTCGGTATAAGCCTCGCGTAAGGCTTCGAAACCGCGGGTGAATTTGTTAAGCGGAACGGGGATGTCCGTTGGAATCTCGCCACGAACATATTTTTCTGCGACGTCATGGATTTCGGTTCCACGAGCAGCGGCTGGTGATGTCGGTTCGTAAATTTTATCGATGCGACTGAATGCTACCGAGCGCGGGCATTGCTCATACTTACTTAAACTCGAGAACGACCAGCTTGGCACCGGGCCGAGGATAAGGTCGGTCTCTAGCTCGTCTTTCTTTTTGTGAGGTTTTGGTACAAAAACCTTGGTATCTGTTTCAGTGGCGGTAGATTTCTCCACCGCTTTGCCAACTTTACCGTTCGGGGTGAATTTCACTATCTATCTCCTACTTGATTGAGGTGGATAACTTGGGTCGCCATCTCGACTTTTGTTTTTTCTTCGTTTGGCAGACTGTTAACAATGGCATCGACTTGGTCTTTTGGCATGTACCAAGTGACACGGGTACCGCGGGCTCCGGAAGGTTGTCTCCTACTCTCAACCCCATTCGCTGACAACAGACGACCGAACTTGTTTGCGGTCATCTCTCTCGTGCCCTCAACGAAGTGGTACATAATACGTAACTCCTCGTTTTCGACGAACGTTTGGCGTTCGAATTTGGCGTCGTGTAGCCATTTGAGCACCACCGTCCGACAACGGGCGGCGACACTCGCCATGGTCGGGTCGACCTCACGAGCTTCTAGCACTGTGGTGAAGTAATCCAAGTCGCCGCGACGGACTGCGCTAAAGAACGCTTCACTCGACGTTTTACCTGCTTCACGGGCCATTTGTTTTGCTTCGTTGTTCAGCGCAATAAATGCCTGCGGAATATTGACTTTGAAGTTGTGCAGGAACGCCGCCATTGCTTCAATCTCGCTTTCAAGTGCTTTATCTACATTCTCACGGTCATAGATAAATTCCGGGAACGCATCTTTGAGCATGATCTCTTGACGAGGGGCGACATTAAACCGACGGTCATTGTCCGGGATTGTCAACGCGTTTAAATCGTTAGTTGACATAATCAAGGACGCGTACGAGCGAATCTGCTCCTGCTCTTTACGCATAGCGCGGAGCGTGCGTTCATCGTCGGTGATTAAGGACTTGAGTGATGCCTCGGTCTTCTTGTGATTGCTCAATGTTTTCATGTTGAGTTCGTCAATCAAGACCAGTAGCGCGTATCGTTCCCAACCGTTCTTGTCGTCTTCAAAGTTACTGAGTTGCTTCTCGTAAGCGTACTTCTCGCCCCAGAGCGGGCGACACACGGTGCGGTAGAAGATACCTTTACCTGTGCCTTGTGTCCCTTGTAACACCCAGCAGGTCTGGGCCTTTTTGCGGGTCTGAAAGATATACGCAAACCAGTTTAAGAAGTGACAAATCACTTGGTCATCGTATGCCAGCATGTGCGAAATGACCTTGTAAATAGTCGGGCACACGAACTGCAACATGGTTGCTGTGTTGTATTCGATACCCTCGACCGGTGCCTCGTATTGTTTGCGCATATACTCGGTCGGTCGGAACGTGTTTACCAGTGTGTACCCTGTGAGCGGGTCTTCGGTAAACGGCTTAGTTGTCGTTGGGTCGAATAGGAGTTTTGCCGGTGGTACTTGCTCCGGAAGTGTGCGTCCGTAATGGTTAAACCATAACTCTGCTTTACCTTTGTCAGTGGCAGTTTCGTCCATGATAATGGCGTCTTCTTCCGGCGAATATAAAGTTAGTAGATAGTTGGTTGCACCCTCTAGAAACACCATAGGGCGTTTTTCAGTATTTCTGTCTTCTTTGGCCGGCGTGTGTCCTTTGAACCGTTCAAGGTGCTCGGCGTAAGTGTCCGGGTCAGCAGCCTCAAAGAGGAATGGGTCTTCACCTTTGAAGTTGTAGACGATCGTCGGGTTGGATAGGTGTACGTAATAAGCATTACTGTCGCCGGTCGGCCCTACGTTATAGTAGCAAAAGCGATCACTATGGTAAGCGTAACGCATACTCATGCGTGACGGGTTGTTAATGACCTTGTTGTTACTAATGACCGAATAGGACGCTCTAGTGTATTTGAGGCCCTTATCCTTATAGCATTTAGTTATAATAGCCTGTTGTAACTGCTCGTTTTGTTCTAAGTCGAGCTTTGCCACCTCAGCCGAGATAGAGGCGAGTTGTCTTAACCCTGGTACGACGACGACGCGTTGGCTGTTATCTGTAAACGGGTTCTTAACCCCCTCAAATGCCGGCGGCGCGATGTAGATGATTCGACTGTTGTCAGCTAAACATGGGTCAATTAGCCATTTAAGTGCTTTACCGTGTGCGGTAACAGTGAGCTTGTCGACAAAATACTTTAAGTTTAAGTGCTTGATGTACTCTTTCAGTGACTTAGGACTAATAGCCTGGTCTAAGAAAAAGTGTAGATGCACACGAGCGGTGTCAGCAATGCCGCACGAGCTTGATGCACAGGCTACAAACGCTGTATCTCTAAGCTCTGGGATGTCTTTGATGACTTCTTTGGCGACTGCGGTCAGGCGTTCGGCACCGTATTCACCTTTTAAGCTCATGCCACCGATAGGTAAACCGTCCACGTCAAGTACCATGACACGTGTTTCAGCGATTGTGTCGGTTTTATTGGCGCGGGATTCGTTGACCAACGGCGATTTTAATGGGCCTTTGTAGAGGCAGTGATTAAGCGCTGCGTGTTCGCGCAGTTTATTAGCGTAATCTTCAAGGGTGTCGACTTCTTCCACGTGACTGGTGAAGTTTTTCGCCAGCGGGTAAGAAGTGACTTCATTCGATTTGAAGACCTTATGGAGCGGTATTTTGGCGCTTAGGAACGTGATCTGCATTTTTGTACCCAATCAAAATCGTCTCGGCATTCTTCGGAACAGAAAAGTTTGTCCGTTGGCTCATGGCAATAGTGACAGAACCCTGTCGGTTTTAGCGCACCAGCGCGTTTGCGTGTATTTAGGGCGGTTTCGAATAAAAATGTTGAATGTTTTTCAGCGATGTCGACGTCGTCCATAGTGGTCTCCGGGTATAAGTAGAACCTAAAGAGATATAGTATAACTCTTTAGGTTATAATTTAAATTAAATTTTTTCATGCAAAACTACTATTTTGAGTAATTTTTTGCATATCCCCCTTCGGAATCAAGTGGGAGGTTCGGCATCCAGACCGGTGAAACACACATAAATTCTTGGATTTTAGCTTGAATATCATCAGGTGTGTATCTCGAGTCGTTGTCCTTGGCAATGACGATGATTTCGTCGTGGACTTGTAACACAATACGGCCTAGGTCGTTTTCGACTAGCCAACGGTCGATGTTGTTCATCGCCTGTTTGATAACTATGCCGGCTAAGCACTGGCAGATGTTTTCAATCAGGTTGGCCCCGTAGATTTTTTTCCAGAATTTACCGTTCCAGTACTCAAGCTCGTCGAGGTCATTGAATCGCAGCCCCGGGTAAGATAAGAATAACCCGTTCGGGAGCAGTAAGCCGTTGTGAATAACACGGAGTGGCCCCCATTGCAGGTCAATCTTCGGGTCCATCATCGCAAGTAGCATCTGTTGCGCTACTTGCCAGCTACGGGCAATTTCCGGATATTTACGGCGATAACCATATACACAGGTCTGTGCTAATTCAAGTGAGCACTCCATCGGTGGTGCACCCATCGGACCTGACTGTAGCGTCTGCTGGAATCGTAGGACGCCCATACCGTAACCAAGACCTAGGATACAGGTTTTGCCTACGTTACGTTCAGTTTTAGTGGCTTTCGACACCGGGTAATGGTATACAACCTCCTCAGCGAAGTTTGAATATACATCGAAGCCGTGTCGGAAGGCCTCGACAAGGTCGTTTTGATTAGCAAATGACGCATTCACACGGCAATTACTGACGATGTAACCGTTATAGGTGAATCGGTTTCGTGGGCCCGCGTTTATGATGTCCCAGACTTCTGTTTTCGAGGTCTGATTGGTGTAAGATTGGCTCTTTCTATGCACTGTTCCGGTGTTAGCCCCTGTTTGTGCCACAATAATATTGTTGACGGGTGCCGACCGGGACAATAGTCTCTGGCAAATTTGCTGACAGACATTGATTGACCGTCGTAACTTACTACCATGTTGCAGCGTCTTGTTTGTGCGTTTTGTTCGCGGTTCACTAGCCGTATGTTCCCTTCCTCGTAGTGGCCGTTCGTATCTATTCTGTCGACTTCCAGTCCAGAATAATCCGGTAACGGCATTAATTGCCATAGATAACGTACGAAGTGCGCCGGAGATTCGAATCGGTTTTCTACCCCCTTGTAGGTCTTTGACGACGGCTTGTTGGCCTTCAGCCTTGTTGTCATTGCATTGTAGCGACGCTGTAATTGCACCCTTGGTTTTTTTGGTATGTCCGGATAATCCGAATTTCCACAGCTTTTGCAAGCCGTTGATTTTCCATGCTCTAGGTCGGATGCAGTTACTAACGATTCTTTGCCACAATCGCACTGCACATGCAGGGTTACTTTGCTCGTGTCTAGCGGTATTGGTTTGTCTAGAACTGTCCATTTCCCGAATCGCTTGCCCGCCAATTTCTCCAACCAGCAGAGCCGCTTTAGTTGACATAGCCTCGCCCAGCGGTAGTTTGGTCCCGTCGGCAAGATAGACGACGTGGTCAGGTGTCGCCGTAATGCCTTTGTACGTGATGACATCGCGTTCTCCTTTGCATATTACTCCGTCATGGGTTATCCACTCTAATCCGTCCCATAGACGGTCTGATAGTTTAATGTCTTTGAGTTTTTTCAGGCCCGAATCAGTCAGCACAAGTCCATCTCCGTGGAGACATTCAATATTGCTCGAGTCTGCAACATACACTTGATACCCATCAGGGGCACAGAGCGCGAGGCGGTGGCGTGAACCTCGAGGAAGATTCTGGAGGTTTATGCCGTCGCAGTTGTGGACTAGCTTTCCGTTCGCCCAAAAACGGTGACGAGGGCCACAATTAATGATGTCGTATACTGGTTCTGTTATCATCATGGGGTATGGTCCTCGATTGGTATATATCGGTTTACGTGGATTTCTTCGCCGTTGTGAATCCAGCGGTTTTTTGTGGCGTCAAAATATGCGACAAGTACCTCATCACTGTCAGTTAATACGAGGCAGTCAACTCCGTTTTGCGGCTCGAAAAGTTTAGTTGGATACCACTTCATTTTTCAGTCCTTTTTTGCGTAATTGGTACTTGACCGTACATAAGTTTTATTGTGTAGTCTCGTGCCATGGCTCGTGGCAATGGGGAATCCATAATTGGTGTCCCTGAGTTTTTAAGTTCAGCTAATGTTCGCGTTTCACTTTTTGAAATAAAACAGGGGTGTTTTTTTGTGCCCGTGATTCCGTCATGCTTAATAACTTCTTGATAACCCATAAATTGCAATCCTTCATGCTGGACAAAATCCTCGCCGTCCCACACAAGGTCGTCATCTTGGAGTGCACCAAGCGCAATACACTCATGAGATTCACCCCGTTTTACGATAATTTTTGTGTCCGACGTTAAGCAGCCGCTGTACCTGCCCGTCGCTGCTCCGTAATACTTCAACGGCACCGGCAATGGCAGTGCACCATTATTACTACAGTTAAGCAGTGTTTGTGCTCGGGTGGCGGAGATAGTGGACTTTGCCAGCTCGCGAGCGATAAAAATAGGTTCGAGTTCCGGATTATCGTCCTTGAAGCGGATGTATGGCACATCTTTTTTACCAAAGGCGTAGGTTGCTGCGCCTTTGAGGTTCGTTTTCATCGGTGGTTTGAGACCGAAGACTTCGGAAAGTAATCTGGCATAACGAGGATTACTGCTGAATAGCTTCACGTCTAATGGTAAATCGAATGTGTCCGGCACACCACGTAGACGGACCGCTTCAAGGGCGCGCTCAATTGCGTTTTCGGTCTCCGTCACATCGTCGTGTATTGCTTCACGTAACAACGGCGCGTCAGTGACAAACATTGGCTCAGCGTACATACGGATAATCATGTGTACTTGATAGAGTTCTTCTTCCGGGAAACCAAAACTTAGTAAGGTTTTATATACGCGGTAAGTTAAATCTACATCTCGCTTATTGTAGATAGCCATCCGTTCGTGCTGTTCGGGCGTTAGTGTTTCCACGCCCAGGAACGATTCAAGGGTGCCGTGAATTTTATGCAGGCTCGGGTCATTCGGGAATAGCCGTTTACCCAGTGCATCGAGCGACGCGGATTCGCCCGGCCAATATGCGCGGGACATCGACATGGTGTCAGCGTACATGTCAGGGCGCACACCGTAATGCCAGTTTAATGCAGCCGCGTCGAACGCCGTATTTTGACCGACAAATGTCCACGGTCTCGGTAAATTGCTAATAAAATCAATCGCTTGTGGTATGTTTTCTGTATCATAGTATTGTGTTTCTTGGTCTTCGACCTTAATCGCGAGACTTTGTAGTTTAAATTTTGGGTGACGAATGTATTCGGTCATCGTCATCTTTTTTAGGCTATACTCACTGTCATAATAAGTTTCAATATCGATTGTCACATCCATTTTTTGCTTCTTCCCGTTCGATTAAAAATTCCAGTTGTGCTTCTTCGTGTTCAGCGGCCATTTTTGTGATTTCCTCGGCACGAAGTTCGTTTGCCAGTTTACGGGAATCTGCGAGGTATACTTGGTATACCCGCTGTTCGCCGAGTGCACTAAGTGCGGCGTCCATAGCAGAAAAACGCGCGTCGACACGTTTTTCTAACGCCTCCGGGTCAAATTGGGCCATTAATTTACCTCTTGATAAAATCTATATTTACCTGTCGCTTTCGCGAGAGCGCGGAAATGGTCCATAATGCGGTCTTCGGCTTCTTCCGGTGAAATAACATCTTTTACCAGGATACCGAACGAGTGATTGATGCCGTTAATGGTGGCATTAAATACGACCATATCCTCTGTCTGTTTTCGCTGTACGCGGAGTAATTCTTTTAGTTTTTCGCGGAGTTCAACTGTTGAATCTGCGACGATTGCGGTTGTATCGTGGTACGTAACTAAATACATGTTATCCCTCCGGGTTGTAGAACTTAATTGCGTTTCTTGTTCCGTTCTGTATAATTTCTTCCGTGTACACGTCAAGGCATGCAGGAGGCGGGTCGAGTAAAGTTAAAATGCGCGCCGCTTTGAAACCGTCGATACTAAGCTCAATCTGTTTCGCAGCGAAACCTTGTGGGGTGGCAAACGGGTGAAAATCCGGTATGTGTGGAGACAGGCACTCGCGGAATTTCACCAGTTCGCCTTTTTTCATTTTCTTGCCTGTTGGCTCAAATCGAATTTTTAGTAGTCGTGTCTGTTTTAATAGCTCACGGTGGCGGCGTTGGCCGATAAACCACTGCTCGAAGTCAGCAAGTGTGTCGGCTTTAAAATGCACGACTTGGTGTTCAATTTTGTCCGTCTCATACTTTGTCAACATCGAACCAAGGACGTTGTACACATGAAACGGTGCTAGGACTGCTCTTAGCGGTACATCGCCCATGTCATAGGGGCTTGCCACCCAGAACATAGTGAGCTTGTGGTTCGGGTTGGCTTTCTCGAATCGTTCAACCAGAGACTCTGCGATATAATCGTTAAGTTCAGAGAGTGTGACCTCGGTTTGTGTAAAGATGTTTTCTTCTTTGTCGAGGTACACCTCCCCGTCGGGGTTGCGGCAGATAACACCGCTGTGGATATTCCACTTCCAGCGTTCAGTCTTTAACGCCACCTCTTGCAGCTTAGTAATTGCTGTTGTTTGTTGACTCTTGCGGTCATAGACCACGGTTCGTGGTCGTAGACCTGTTCGACCGCCCTCTAGCTCTTGACGGTCGACACAGTTAGAGATAACGAGGTTTTTAAGGTCGTAGGCCGCTTGTACCCGCATGCGTTTGTTGCGGTCGGAGCGGACGACTTTACCGTTTTTACGGCGGTTTTTACTCGTTGCCATCGGTAACCCCTGCGTTGCATCCAACATGTTGACAGGTTATTTTCCTTACCGGGAGCTCTCTGACCGCCTTCCATAGACGGTATTTTTGGGTAATTGGTATCGGTAAATCGTTAGGGTAAAACGTGAAGTAACTAAACCCGTTTCCTATCCATAAACTCATACCTGAATTCTTGTGTTGTACCATATAATTGGTTTGTGACCACTGCTCGGGGTGCTGCTCGAGAGTTTCGATTAGCTCCTTATAAGGTGACACCGGCTCACGTTGTAAAAGTCGTGCAATGAGTAGAAACATTAACCGCAGCCCTCCATGTCTTTTAGCCATAAATACAGCTCACGAACTTTTAGTAACGCTTCTTTATAAAGCTCGTCGGCTAACTGCTCTGTGTTGGCTGTTAATTCAAATATGACGTACGATGTCGGTTGTACAACCGTGTTACTTGCTAATGGTGCTACTGTCGCACGGACACGGAAAAAATCTCTACGCTCTTTAACAACTTCTACCGTTACCGGGCAGCCTATCGGTGCTCTGAATTTGGTTTGCATAATTAATCCTTAAATACTGTGTATGAAACTCCTAGGAAATCATTGAACAGATTAACGACACTCGCCATCAGTTCTGCATCGTGTTTTGTTGAGATAAATGAGAATCGAATTACCCACTCCGAGCCTTGTCTTGTTTCTATGAGGTAGAGAATCTGTGGGTAACGTTTACGTAGGTCAGCAGTTGCTCGTTGTAGGTACTCTCCGTAGTGTGTGTTACCTACTTCAACCTCACGATAAGGGATGCCGATACGGACTGTTTTCACTGTACGGAACAGTGAAAAAAGAAACTTAATCATAGGTCAGCCTTATAGTATTTACTCATAATTTTACGTCCGGTAATCCGACGCGCGGCAAGCGCCGCCATCTGATGATATTCGGCACGAACTCGGGCGTGTTTTTTGTATTCCGGGTCAGATTTTTTGACTCTAGCGAAGCGTTCTTCGACCGCTTTCAGGAATTGCGACAACGAGCCTAAGAAACAGCCTCTGGTCGCTAACACACCTTTTTTTGCTTTGTAAATTGTTAGGCGCCCCTTTTCCATACCGACGTTCTCGATCACAATAAAATCATTCTGGGAGTCAATCTGTGCATCGACAAAGTCGCCCGCCATAATTTTGATTGTTTCGCTGCCGGAACTTTTTGTAGTGCCAATCACTGAATCACGTAAACAGGTGCTGTTTTGTATACGGGCCATTTTATTAATGGTTGTCGACACTACAGACGCAGTGTTTGTAATGAGGCTAGACGCGTATATCGAAGAATCTCTCACTTGTGCGCTGCCAAAGACCGATGTCCCACCATATACCACCGAGTTAATGACTTTCGCTTCATCAGAGATATGCGTAAAGTCGTATATTCGGGTTGTATCTCCTATTACTTGAGCGTTTTCAACAACGGTAGCACTATCCATTACGATGGAGTTACCCCAAACCCAGCAAGAACCTTCGTGAGAGAGGTTTTCATCGGACGCGATATACCCGCCAAGTCGCCCCTCGGTGACATTTTTGTTGTCGGCGACAAAGTCTTTTACCGCCATAATGCGGTAGACTCTTTGTGTTGGGCAGTTTTCACGAACAATGTCGCGGTAATCGTCATCGAGTATGATGTATTTGAGCCCATTCTCTTGCGCTAATCTGATTCTATCTCTAAGCTCCATGGCTATAGCTCCGGAATTTCGTTACCTACAATGTCGTAAATTACGTCAAAAGCCTCGACGCATTTATCATACATACGGCGTGCATCTTTCTCACTTTCATACGTCTGTGAAAATAGGTCTAGGATTTGTACATCATCTTCGGTGTCTTCTCGCACCATTGCGTGAACTTCAAAAAAGTCATCTTCTTTTTCTAGTAGCAAGACTACAGTATCCTTGGTGATTTGACGCCACTCAGTGTTCTTCAAAATCATAGCTTTATCTCCCCTCGAGCAAACGCTAAAAACTTTTGTTTACCCGGATAAGTGACACCTAAATACTCACAAAAATTGGATAGGTGTCTTAATGTAGTCACCGTGTAATTGCTTGGGTTATTGTTTGCATACGTCCAACCGGAATACTGGTCGTATGTCGCCATGTGGGTTTCATACGACACACATCTGTATTCGCTGCCTTCTATAATAACTATGGCGTTATTAGCTAGCTTAACTACTTTCATTAGATGTTCTCCATGTTCTTTATTGCCATCTCACGGCGTTCGATCTCCTTCTTCCACCCGTAGCCGTAGTCAATACCGGGTAATGGGTCTACGACGCCGAGTGCGACATAGAACGTGTCAATGAGCGCCGGGATGATTTCGTGGTTAATTTTATGTACCCGTTCCGGGTCTTTTAACAGACCTGCGTGCGGGTTGTTCGATAAGTGCATACCGCCGCGATTTAATACTTCTGCCATTTCTTTGTGAAAGTAAATAGACTTAGTCATCTCCAAGAACAGCCACAGACGCCAGTCGCTGTTCAGCGGCATATCAAATTCATCAGGTACGGTCGGTATTGCTAGTGACTTACCGAAAACATGGTTAAGCGCGTCATACCACATTTTGCCGGTATCATTTAAGACACTATCAAGGTGCGTGTGGAACCAGTCTCTAACGTTATCGGATACCGGCCGTAAATAACCAAACGACCAGTACCAGTTACACTCCCATTCAGGGCGGATAAGATACATATCACCAAAATCGGGATGATTACCGAGAAATACTCTTTCCGGGTAATCTCGGAGTAGTTGTGGGGTTGTATCTGCCATGAGTTAGGTCTCTTGTTCTCTACGCTCGCGTTCTTCTGCCGCGAGTCGTTGTAATTCTTCATACACCATTTGTCCGTTGTCACAGGCATGGAGCGCTGTGTAAGCAGCAAACGGCGTGAGTGGAGTTTCTGTCTCCACGCTTACGATTCGGGATAAGGCGCGGGAGACAAGCGCGCCACGGTTCATCCACATAAGCGCGGAGTACAGAAATTTGTCATTACGTAAGTAAATGGTTACTAGATTTTTGAGTTTGTCTAGGTCGAGGTTATTAGTCCCCGGCACTAGGTAAGGGGTTAGGGACTGTTGTGTCTTCACTGGCTTGTGTCTCCTGTTCAATAATCAGGTCAATATAGTGGCGAGCTTTCTGTAAATCTTCTATGTTGCCCTTATTTACCCATCGGCAGATGGATTTAATTACGCTACCCTCCGCATACGGGATTTTGTTTTTGTAGATGAATTCAAACGGTTGAACAGCAAAACTATGATAGTGGTTACCGCCAATCTGAATGTCGGTCACTGCCACTGGTGTTAGTTTTTCTACTATGTGACCGTTTTTTACTTCTACGTTAGGCCAAATGGGGGTTGTTTTATAGAGTTTTGCTGAATACATATTTGACGATTGTCTACCGGTGTATTCGGTTGAAATTCCGAGAGATTTAAGGTCATCAGTTAGGTTGGATACCATAATGACTTTTTCGTTGTGCTCGAGCTTTGACATATCAAATTCGAGCACAATATAATCGTCGGCGCTACTTGCAGAGTTCATAGTGTAACAAACCCCGAATAAAATGTTTGTTGTGTGCATTATCTATCCTTCCAATCAGTTAAAAATGTTGTAGATTCCGCCACGGTTCACGGGTAAGAAACGCCTCGCCTACATGGAACTCGTCAACGGTGAATTCAATCGATAAGTGTTCAGAATCCACACTAAAATCCGCCTGCACCTGAACTGCTCCGTCGCACACATCAAGGATGATTGTCGGTGTAATGGCGGTCGCATTTACATAGCGTTGTAGTGCGCGTTCAACGAGCTGTGGGTCACACCCCATACCCCAGGTACGGTCGTGACGTAGGTCGATTCGAAGTCCAAGCGTGTCTAACGCTTGTTCACGGAAAATTGTCATCGTGCCGATGCGATTGCCGGCGCTACGGATAATTACGTCGATGATGTCTTCCGAGTGTGAACGCTCATGACTAATAGTGATTATCACGTTTACACCATCTTCTTGAGTGACATAGTCCGTGTCCTCGGTCACAAACACCCAGTCCGGGTGCTTGGTAAGCAGTTCCTGTAAAAACTCCTGGAACTGTTCTGACCGACAATATCCGGTCTGGTTGTCAAATGATGAAGTTAACGGGTACACGTTAATGCCTCCTTAATGATTCCTTCTCCATATTTACGGACATAACACCGTATAGCAGTGATCGCGTACCGCTTATCACGTTCCGGTGATTTATGAGTTTTGTACCGTTCCCGCGCACGTTCCCGCTCACAGTCGCGGCACCACGAGTGATACCGGTCAAGGGAATCTAACCACCGAAAGTTGTCGGTGGTTAGCGGTAGTTGTTTACGACAGCGGTAACAGGTACGGTTAATGAGAGTAGAGTTATTAATCACGATGTCTTATAACTCCTTTGTATAAGCTAGTGCTTGCTGATAGATGTACTCGAAGTCGCGACTTCGAGCAGGGTCAAACGGCAAGCGTGTGAGAAACTTGTGCTCATTAAACGAGTTTCCGCGACGGTTCATTTTCGGGCGCATGTAAATGTTTAACCCGTCTCTGAACGGTAACGCTTTGTAGTGAACGGGAGCCTTGTTATAGACCCCCGTATAGATTACAAAGCGTTGGCCGTCTGCCACACGAGTGGATACTTTAAAAGTGATAATATACCTCCTTCGGTTATACCATCAGGTAAAATTAACCTTTTCGCGGACCGCGACGACTTCTCATAGCATTAAGCCAGGCTTGTGCATCTTCCTCTGTGCGGAAGCAGTTGCCTTTGGTTATCACCGAAGCGTCGGTAAAACGCGCTACGGAGCCGGTAACACCCGTTAATGTAATTGAATAGTATGTATCGTCGTGTTTAGGCCAGAACGGCTTCGGGAGGTTGTTAAGATCAATGTCCCGGTCGACGTTAATACCAAAGTCAGGGAGCGCTTCACGCGATACGTAGTAAGAATTGCCTACAGTGTCAAATAACCACAAGCCGGCTTTGTGTGTGTTAGCAGCGGCATCAAGTGGTTTGTACTTACATGACAGAATCGATTCCAGGCGCAGGCATAGTGGCGTTTCGGTATTGTAGCCTACATACTCGACTGTGAACTCTGCATGTTCGGTCTTTACAGTGTCGCCAACTTTTAGGGTGTCTAGACTGTAATAAGTTGTTGGGACGTCTTCGGTGTCAGCGTCAGCATCAGTAATATTGAAGTTACCCAGAAAATCAACGTTTACCCACCATTCTGTGCCGATGCTGTCGAAGACACAGTGTTGTTCTGTATCGGCTGTAAGGGGGGTATATTTACTGGATTTAATCAATGTTAGACTAAGACAAATCGGTCTCACGTCGTCGTTAGAGTCGAGTCCGTCAACAACAAATGTCGCGTGTTCAAGGTCTAGGATGTCGCCTACTTTTAGGTCTTTTAAATTATATTGTGTCATGATGGTTTGTCCTATGTAAAGCTCAGAGGCCGAGTGTAGAAGACCTCTGAGCACATGTATGGGTGGACGTTAAACGGTGCCTTCGTAGATGTCTGCAACCGCGGACAGGTTGTCACGGATAACCGACAAGAAGTACGCGTTAATGTCAGTGAGGTGGCGCTCGTAACCGATAATACGGGTACGGAATACCGGCACGTTACCTTCTTCCGCTGCTACTACACGTACGTGGAACGTAAATGCAGGTGCGCCTGCGTAGGCTGAAAGCGTAATGGCGAATGTGGTCGGTAACAAGTGCTCGGACGCGCTTTCTACTTGTGTCATTAGCGACGCCGATGCATGCGAACGATGCGCTTCATCATCCAAGTGGCTATTAGTCCGGCGCACGTGGTTAATGTCAGCGTTACGGATAGCCGCAACTGCCTGCGCAATAGTCATCTGTTTCTCGCCTGCATACGGGATAATGTTCTCCGGCCAGTCTTCAAGGGTATCGATTAGACTACGTTGAGACAGTTTTGCACCGTTAAGCCCGTCGAATAGCGCTCTCGCTTCCGCCGTATGGGAAACTTTTATCTGCGCAACATGTTTCGCCTGCCCCGGGTGGTCTGGTGTGCCCTCGTCAAAGGCCATGACTGCACTGCCATTGGCAGGGTTGACAAACAATGTCGGTTTTGTAGACTCGGTTGTGGCCGCTGGCGCGTACGCTTTGACATAGTCCACGAACGCTTGAAGGTTGCTCGTGGCGAAATTACGGGTAAAGAATCGTGCCTGCGGCGCGAAACACGAGAGGTCGTGCAGTGAGTAATTATCCGGTAACGCTACTACGTTACCAGGCACAGGTTTTTACATCTGTGCTTGCACTGTAGCGTTGTCAATGATCTCTTTAATGGCGGTTTTATCCATAGTTACATGTCCTGTGAATGATTGTGGGTTAATGGGAGGATTGACAACCGACCGCCGCGTCCGACATACATTGGCGTGACTGTGGTGTCTTCTTCTAACAGCTTACCGCGGCGGGTAGGCATGTCATATTTCAATTTGTGCGTAATCTGCACCTGGTCGGAGTCGTTGTCCGCTTTCTTGATAGAAAGTTCTAGGACAATTTTTCCTTGTTTATTCTGCGTGACTACACCCAATGCCACTTGTGCAAGAGCGGAGGTCAGTTTGTTTGCAAATACACCGGCGTCAAGTTCTGAGAGCACATCCTGAATCGGTGTACAGTCGTTACGTGTCGTCGGTAGTTGTTGAGGTTGAGGCATAAGGTCTCCTTATTATCTAAGATTATAGTTGTACTCTTACATACTGTCGGTTCGATAATGCTTCTACACGTAGACTTTTAAACGCCTCTGATCTTTTTAGTACGGCAACCAACGCGTATACATCGCAAAAATACGTCGGTAGAACGAGGTCACCAGCGGCATCGGTATACGGTGGCGCCGGATTCTCGACATTGTCTTGGCTATACGACAGTTTTATATAGAGCGTCCCCTTGTTTGGGGCTAAATCAATCGCCTTTTTTATGTTCAACAGTATGTGTTCGTGTGTTTTCTCGGTCGCGGCATTTGACCAATCTTCTCTGGCTTGTAACCAGTAATCTCTCAATAGTTCCATGCGGAAACTCCTTACTCGTTGTCAGTGATTATCGACACTAGGTCTGTTTTACACTCGTTGTCAGCGATTATCGACACTAAATCTTCGTCAGATTCTCCGCCCATGGACGCACGACCGTCTTCCATCCAGCTGTCAACGTGACCGCGGAAAATACCATCAGCAGCGAAAACGACCCCTTTGAACGGGTACATCGCACTTGGGGTTATTGTGTCATGCGAGATAACTTGAGCCTTTCTGCCGCTACGGGTGCGGTAACACTTACCCGGCTCAATGGAGAGGGTCGGTTGTACAGACTTACGGTCATCGACGATGGCGTAACGCACCAGAAGTTCGGTTTCTACCCACCAACTTTCACTCGAAGTTGTGAAGGAGAAAATTTTCGGGTGTTTAGCGTCGGCTACAAACAATCCCGCCGGTAACGGTAGCGTAAGGTCTGAACCTATTAAGGTCAGTTCTACGGGCTGGAAGGGGTCTTTAAGGTCCAGGTCGGTTACTTTGAAATAAGTCTTATCGACCTCGACGATGTTTCCAACCGCGAGTCGTGTTAGGTCATAGTGTTTATCCATCGGGAAATCTCCTTTGTTTATGTAAGAGGTATAATATAACTGAAACAGTTATAAGTCTAATAACATTTCGGCATAAGCCGGGTTTGTTAGCACTGGCATAAGACCTACACACAGAGCCACGAGAGCACACACGAGATGCCGTGCACGACCGGTGAACGCGTAGGCTGCCATGAACGCAAGCCAGGCGTCCTGTGCATAGGGTACAAGATAATCAATAGCCATACACGTCCTCCCAGTCGAAATCGTCACTTGGCGTGTGTTCTTGAGGTAGGTTTAAACCATGTTCACTCATCTGTTGTCTCCTGTCATGGGTTGCTGAAAAAGTACTGTATAAAATGAACATTAAACAATACTCAGAATTTATCCACTACTCAGAATTTTTGAGTAGTACTCAGAATTTACTCAGAATTTTTTTTCACTGAAGCCAGTCAGCGTAAGGGTTCTACTCAGAATACTCAGAATTATGTTATGTTTACTGGCTAGAAATAAAAAAAACAGGTGTAACAGTGTGTGTAGCACCTACAGTGAAATGCGACGTGAAATTCCGGTATATTTGAGTATTCTGAGTAAAAGCCTTGTGCCACGGGCCTTTGTCCATTACTCAGATTCAAGAAACCCCGTTTTTAATCTGAGTAAACTACTCACAATTCTGAGTAGTAATCTGAGTAATTGACATTTTTCAGTGATAATGGTCATTTTTTAGTCGACACCGTCCGTTATCACTGTGCATTTATACAGAACCACTGTATAAAAAGTATGTTTTTTGTTCGACAATGGTTTGTGACCCCTGTCACATATCGCCGTTTTTGTGTTCACTAACCGATAACATCTGTCACATATCATTGGTTAGTGTTCTACTCTTTTTCCTTCGTCATTCGCTCACTGTCGCGTTTTCTTTGTTACTTGGTATGGTTTCATCGTCTTTGTCCTTTTCCTTCGTCTATGGCTCTCCTATTGTGTTATTTGTCTTATAACTATTTCTTATATCGTTTGGCGAGGGACAAGGGACGAAGGCAGCGTTAATCAAACCGGAAGCTAAGACAAAAAACTACTGTATAAAGCCTCTGACACAATCAAGATGTCTGACACAATTTCTGTCAGTACTGACAGAATTCTGACAGAATTTTTTCTCGGTTGAAGCCTTGCCCACACCAGGTTTCTGACAAATCTGACACATTTTTATGGTACTTGGACTAGAAAAAAGAAGTTACCTGTAACACCTGTGTGTACCACCTACAGTGGAATGGGGTCAAAAAAAAAACGCGTATTCTGCGTATTCCGCGTTCAACCCGCATGAACACTGAGAGGTGTATTTTTTGGATCCGCGTATCCAGGAAAAAATTCCGCGTATATTGAGTGAAATTCCGCGTATATTCCGCGTACCTGTGTTTTTTGTCGTTTTTCAGCCGATACTGGTCATTTATACAGTTTTTCACAAAAAACACTGTATAAAACGGCTGTTTTTTAACCGCTTCTCATGTCCACTTCTCATGCCCACTAACCAATAACATCTGTCACATGTCATTGGTTAGTGCCCTATTTCTTCGCCATTTGCCCGTTGTTACATCATCTCTACTCCTTCGTGCGGCTCTATCACCCCCACTCCTACCTTTTACCAATCATCATAGGTTGGGAGTCTGCGACTTCGGGCATGAATCGGTACAGGGTATTGGGGGGGGGCTAGAAAACTACTGTATAAACACACGAACAGAACATCAGGTCAATTGCCAGAATTATTGCCGGAATTGCCAGAATTTTTCCAAAAATTGCCGGAATTGCCAGAATCAAAAAACAGGCTGAGCACAGGCGGGGCAAGGGCTCTTGCCGGAATTGCCGGAATTATGACGTGTTTACCGACTAGAGAATGAAAAAGAGCTCTCACAGCGTGTACACAGTACCACAGCAGTATGCGGTGAAAAAATCCGGCAATTCCGGCAATTCCGGCAACAAACCAGTGCTGGCGCGGGTCTTTGACAAAAAAAATCCGGCAATGGTTAAAAAGTAATCTGGCAATTCCGGCAATAATTCTGGCAAATTTTCGTAAATTCTGGCAACAGGTCACTTTTTACTCAGCAACACTCTTTTTCACTGTATATTTATCCAGAACCACTGTATAAACTGTATATTTTTTGTCCTTCGCCCTATTTCTTCGCCAATCAACCATAACTGTATTTTTTGTTCTAGGCTGTAGGTCTGTATCACTTGGCCTGTGTTCGTGGCTCTGTGCGTGGTATTTGACGCGGAACAGTGTTCAGGGTTAACGGAGACCGGTGTCAGTGTCATGTGAACATTGACCTTTATCAGTGTCATCTGAACATTGACGGTTGATAATGGTCGGGATTAACGGAGATTTGGTGTGAACATGGACATTTACTACAGGCCCGTACCAACGTCATGCAAACAGTGACCTTTGACCTTTGACCTTTGACCTTTGACCTTTGACCTTTGACCTTTGACCTTTGACCTTTGACGTGGGGCAGTGTTTGTGTTCAGGGAGCAGGGCTAGATGACGGAGAACGGTAACTATTAATAAACTGCAATTTTGAGGGCAGGGGTTCGTAGAGGTAGGCTAGGGTCTGCGCCCTTGATTGTGAGAAAATTTAAAAAGACCGAGGCATTACACCTCGGTCTTGGTTAGTGGGTATTACAGGTTGTCAAGGTCGATGACGCCGCTATCCACGGCGACAGTCTCAACTCTCGCCAACTGTTTAGCGTCAGCTTCTGTACCCTCTGCAAGGAGCTTCTCTTTGCGGCGGCGGTACGCGGCAGTGACAGCTTGTGATTCAATCGGGAACGCTTTGATAGCCTCCTCAATTGAATCGAACTCTTTGCGTAAGTCCTCATACACTTGACCATCTTCACTGACATAGACAAAGTGCTCATAATCAGGGAGTAGACTTTCGAGTGTAGCCATCTCAGACTTGCTTTGCGGGCGAACCTTGAATGTTGGCAATAAGCTACGACCGCCATACTCGTATTCAGTATGTTTCACTGCTTTGGCCCATAGCTTTTTGAACATCTCGCTACGAACGACCGTATCGACGCTATTGAAACGCTCTTCCATGCCTCGGAACCAGCTGAGGTACTCCTTGGATTCGTCGTCACGGTCAGTTTCACCGGTCACATACTGGTTGTCAAAACGCCCTTGATAGCGGTTATACCCCACCCCCTGGTTAGCCAAGAACTCTGCGCGCGCACGAGATGGTGACGCATAGTTGGTTTTTTGGTAGGTTTCGCCCCACTCCTTGACAATAGCAGCAATTAACTTCCATGCCGGAGCATCCTCAGCACCTTCCACGACCAATGTGCGGGCGTAAGCAGCCATGTCAGCAGGCATCGCCGCGAGCAAACTTTCATTTACAAGGCCTTTCTTCCAGTAATCGTAGAATTTTTCTACCGCTTCCAGGTCGATGTCGCTGAGCTTGTCGATAATATCCATCTCGCCGTCTGCCGCGGTGAACTGTTTGTACGTACGACCGGCGTCTGCTGGGCGGTGTGGGTCGTAGACCGGTAAGTCCACAGTAACACCGTCGAGACTGATACCGTAACGGGCGCAGTGTGTCATCAGCGCAATATCAAGCGCTTCGGCTGTTTTCAACGTTTGTGGTAACGCTTCAAGTAAGCGGTCACAGAAACGCTCCTGTTTACTCTGGAAGATTCCGCGGTAGAGTGCGCCGTTGATGGTTGTGCGGTACCCGCTCATAAGGTGGGCATAGAACCCTTTTGCAGAGCCGAACTCTTTAACGTACGCCACGCGAGCGTTAACAATACGAATAAGTTCTTCGGAAGGGTTGATAGCAGTTACGTTTTGGTTTAAAGTTACGTTAGACATAATATAGTCTCCATGATTAGATAGTTATGTTCAGCCCGTCCTCAGTGGTGCAACACCGAAGACGGGCGCTTAGTTGATGGTGTATTAGAAACCATCACATAAAACACACGGTGTATGTTTTATAGGATAGTCACTATGGCAAAGCACAAAGCGTTCTATCATCACTCCCTGAGAGCGCCCAAGGTTAAAGACCCGCGACAACCCTTTAAGCCGTTTGAGTGGCAAAAACCGCGAACCGTGAGGGATACAGGCGGCGTTGGTAGTAACCATATCACCGATGGTGAGAATGCTACTAGAAGTCACCGCAGTAAGTGGGTAGGCCCTCTTTTCGTCGGCGCCAGTGATAGCTGTAATATGGCGCTGCACAATACCGAAGGCGTCGTCCCCGAACCTGAGTGGTACGAAGACGACGGTACTGGACAACCCGTAAAGAGTTAAGATAAAATGCCTCCAGACATGGTTGTGGTTCCTTTCATGTTTAGCTGTCATTGAACATTGCGAGTGTTCTTTGGCAGCGCCCCTTCTCACGCAGCAAGCGACAAAAACGCAATGCCGACACCGACCGCAGCGGCGAAGACCAGTGCTCCGCCGATGATTTCGATAGCGTCTTTCAGTTTCATGTGTTATCTCCTGTGTTAGAGTAAAAATAAAGCCATCAATGTGATGGCCGCGATTGGTAAGTACATAGCGATTGCTATGATTAGTTGTTTAGTGCTCATGGTTTTTCTCCTCTGTTAGATGGCAAAGCATGCCAATAATGTTAATGCTGCGACGATTGCATATACGGCCATCGCTACCGCTAATTGAAATTTACTCATAGTCTTTTCTCCTCTGTTGTTATGTTAAGCCCAGTCATAGTCGAATTCGCCGCGCTCCATGGCGACGATTCTGTCCATGTCCACCTCTACTGTGCACTCAAAGTAGGACTCGTTATCTTCTGTGCACACGTGCTCGGCGTAGATTGAACCCCACTCTGCGCCCTCGAGCGCTAACGCTTTCACGATTTCGTGGACACTTTGTTTGCTATCGAGTGAATCGAACATTGGGTCATCGGTAAGTAGTTTGAATGATTGGTTGGTTGTCATAGTTTTGTCTCCTCTATGATGGTTAGTTATATAGGCCTATGCCCTCGGCTATAATTTTTGGCCGTAGGTTCAAGCCCTGGATTTTGACTTTTGTCAGTAAAAAGCGGAAAGGAACATACACCCCACTTTCACAGCGACACCCATATAGAAAGAAACATTTGTCCCTTGATATTTGTTAATTTGTATTTACCCCCTAACATTTACCCCTTGATAATTATAACTCATAAGGTTATAATACTGCTCGCATAGGCTTACCTCATACCTAGCAACAAAAACCCCTGTCAGTTCCGCCCAAAGCCTGACAGGGGTTTTTGTATATGAAAACCGAACAGGGTACCCCTTTCTCTCGCAAAGGGTACGTTAAAAATTTTTATAGATTTTTGAGGCCCCTAACATTTACCCCTTGATAATTATAACTCATAAGGTTATAATACTGCTCGCATAGGCTTACCTCATACCTAGCAACAAAAACCCCTGTCAGTTCCGCCCAAAGCCTGACAGGGGTTTTTGTATATGAAAACCGAACAGGGTACCCCTTTCTCTCGCAAAGGGTACGTTAAAAATTTTTATAGATTTTTGAGGCCCCGAACTTGTGAGGAGTTTCTAGGATAAAAAAGGCCCCCGTCTTTCGAAGGGGGCTAACGTCAGTCTTCTAACTTAAGGAACCAATATACTAATAAAAGTGGAGAGTCATGCAATTATCGATTGGTAGTGCCATCTTACTTGCTTATCCATCACCTGTCAAGTTATAATATTACTTAATATGTTATCACTTCCTGAAATTAGGGATGAACTCCCGCTTCTAGACATCGAACGACTGACCCCGAAAGAGGAGCTGTATATCCAGTATCGCTTACGGGGGCTTACCCCCTTAGCCGCTGCAAAGCGGGCGCAGCTTGGCATCACCAACATGGAACAGCTGAATGCGCTACACGACAAGAAACCACAGCTGGACTCCGCGCTCATCTATTTTCGTGAGCGTGTACGCGAGAAAGCGATTAATGATGGGGTTGAGATTACCTTCACCCGTGCTGACGCGCACATGATGTACCTCCATGCACACTCGCACGCAGCTGATGCGACCGAAGAAATCCGTGCGGTGGATTCCATGGTTAAATTGTGGGGCTTAGCGGCACCCGAGAAGAAACAGGTTGAGATTAATAACAAAAAACAACTGGAGATGCTTTCAGACCAGGAACTACAGCAATTAACCGGCATGACCTACAACCTAGACCCAGGCGACTACAAGGTGTCCCATGACTAAGTATGTGTCAGTACCAACGGTTATTTGTCCCGGCTGTCGTAAAACAGTCGAGGCGTCAACACTCTCTGACGGTGTGTGCCAAGCGTGTGCACGTAAGATGGGTAACCCACTTAGTACCCGTCGTACTGACCGCGCTCAGGGTATCGTAGCAGCGGAAACGCAGAAGTCGGCCGAACAGATGGAGCGCGACGACCGTGATCGCGAGAGACGACTACTCGCGGAACAAGACCGTGTAGCACGTGAACGTGAGGAAGAATTTAACCGTGAGCAGGAAGCACAGAAAGAGCTCGCCCGTCGTGAGGCAGCGAGACGTAACCTGCTGCCGTTCGTCATGTATTTCAACGACGACTACATGCCCGGTTGGGTACACGCGGATATTTGTCGGCGCCTCGAACAGTTTTCTCGCGACGTGGCGGATAAGAAGTCTCCGCGATTGATGCTGTACCTTCCGCCTCGGAGCGGAAAACAACTTGCGGATAGCACACCGATACTGACGACTGACGGGTGGAAAACCCACGGTGAGCTCGCACCTGGCGACCACGTGTTCCACCCGAGCGGACGACCGGTGCGTGTACTGGCTGTGAGCGAGAAAACCCCATCAGATTGGGTGGTAACATTCAGTAATGGTGAGCAGGTCCGCTGCCACGAAAACCACGAGTGGACTGTATCGCACGACAAGAAGGGGTTTGCTACGTATAGCACTGAGTGGCTATCAAAACACCTCACTCGAACAGAAGGTAAAAAGACCCGTTACATCGCCCGACTACCCGATATATCTCCGGTCGAGTATAGCCACAGAGCACTACCGCTTCACCCATATGTACTAGGGCTCTGGCTTGGCGACGGGTCTTCGAGTAAGGCAGCTATCACACACGATAGAAAAGACCAGCCGATGATCGATAAAGTCGTAGCGTGTGGACATAAAATTTCATCCGTCTGCATACACAAACACACCGGGGTGTATACGACGTATTTCGACGGGCACAGAAAAACTGGCAGCGACGGTAAACGAACCCGTTGCGGTTTGATGATGGCGCGCTTACGTGAGCTCGACGTTATAGATAACAAACATATCCCGGATGAGTACCTCGTGGCGAGCATCGAACAGCGTTTGGAGTTGTTGGCGGGGCTTATAGACTCTGACGGCTGCTGCGATAAAAAAGGCCGTCTGTCGTATGCAACAACCAATGAAAAACTTTTCAGGGCTGTTATGCGCCTCGCGACTGAGCTTGGTTTCAGACCTTACTACCATCGGACAGAACCGACACTTAGTACATCAGGTATCCAAGGGCGCTTAGCGGTTTACACTGTGGGCTTTAACCCGACCAGACCTCTACCGCAGGCTATTGATAGAAAGATACCTAAGCGCGCGGGGCTTCGCCGGGCGGTTACTATCCGTAGTATCGAACATAAGCCTAACGGCGAACAAGGGCACTGTATTCAGGTTGACTCGGCCGACGGCTTGTATCTTGCGGGCAAAAAACTAATACCAACGCACAACAGCGAGATTGCCTCGAAGACGTTTCCGGCATGGCACCTAGGACACAATCCGGGGCACGACATCATCGGCGCGTCATATTCGGCGGCGCTTGCGGTCGACTTCTCCCGAAAAGTGCGCGGGCTCCTGCAAGACGAGCGATACCATAATATCTTCCCCGGCACGCACATGGACGAGAGCTCACAATCAGCGGAGCGATGGAACACTGCCGAGGGCGGCGGGTATGTCGCAGCCGGTGTTCAAGGTCCGATAACCGGTCGAGGGGCGCACATTGCAGTTATCGACGACCCGGTAAAAGACCGTAACGACGCTGAGAGTGAGATAACCCGACAGGCGGTGAAAGACTGGTACTCCTCTACCCTGTATACACGTCTTGCGCCCGGCGGCGGCGTGCTGGTTATTATGACCCGATGGCATGATGATGACCTCGGTGGTTGGTTACTGTCCTGTATGGCCGAGGCTGAACAGGAGCTCGCCGAGACTGGCGAGTGGCCCGAGGACGCTGACCGCTGGGAGGTGGTCCGCTACCCGGCTATCGCAACGCATGACGAGCCGTACCGTAAAGCGGGTGAGGCGCTTCATCCGGAGCGGTATGACCTCAAAGCACTTAACAAGATTAAACGGACACTTATTCCCCGAGACTGGGAAGCACTGTACCAGCAGAACCCGGTGTCAGCCGAGGGTGACTACTTTAAGAAACAAGACTTCCGTTTGTACGAGACCGCTCCGCCTATCGAGACACTACAGATATACGCGGCGTGGGACTTGGCTATCGGTAAGAAGGACAGTAACGACTTCACCGCCGGTTTCGTTGTGGGGATCGACCACAACCTCGACTGGTGGGTGCTTGACCGGTATTACGGGCGATGGTCCGCGTCTGAGCTCATCGACAAGTTCTTCGAGCTACAGCGTGTATGGAAACCTACACTACAGGGTATTGAGCACGGGCAGATTGAGATGACGCTCGAGCCGTTCATTCAGAAAGAGATAGCCGAGCGCAAAGAGCAGTTTAACTATATTAAACTCAAAACCCGTGGTAACGACAAGATGACCCGGGCACGACCACTGCAAGGACGCATGCAGCAGGGTCGGGTTCACTTCCCGAAAAACGCACTATGGGTACAAGAACTTACCAATGAGATGTTGGCGTTCCCGTCCGGTAAGCACGATGACCAGGTGGACGCGCTCGCATGGATAGGTCAGATGATACTTATGCTCGCCCCACAACGAGAGAAAAGACCACCGCCTAAAAATTCGTGGCGGCAACGGTTGGGTAAACAATTACGTGGCGGCGGACGCTCGTCCACATCACACATGGCAGCTTAGAGGCATAACTAATGGCGGACAATAAAGAACACATCGACGATGCGGCGCTACGGGCCGTAGCAGAGGACAACTGGCAGCGTTACGTACACGCGCGTGACCTACGACACCGTAACTTCATCAAACGGGCGCAGCGTAACGACCGCATGTATCTCGGCGAGCAGTGGACAGACGCTGACCGCCAGGCGCTCGAACGTACCGGTCGTCCGGCGCTGACTATGAACCTGATTCTGGGGACGGTTAACGCGGCTATGGGTGAGATGGCACGTTCACAGGCCGACGTGCAGTTTAAGCCGGCGAGAGGGGCTAACGAGCAGGCGGCAAAAGACATGAACTATGTCTATCAGTACGTAGCCCAGCAGAATGACCTCGAGAAGCTGGAGCTAAAAGTTATCATGGACGGGTTAATCCTGGACCGCGGATACTTCGACGTGCGTATGGACTTCACCGATAACGTTCTCGGTGACATAAAAGTGACGGTGGAAGACCCATTGGACGTCATCCCTGACCCAACGGCAAAAGACGAAGACCCGTCATCGTGGGCTGAGGTGTTCATCACCCGCTGGATGACGATGGACGAGCTTGAGGCTATCTACGGCGAGAAAAAAGCCCGCGAACTTCGCCTGCAAGCCTCTGGCGGGTTAGCTGCCGACGCCGACTGCTTTGAAATGCGCGAACGTACTTACGGCGGCGAACAGATGTCGAGCGAATTCACCGGCACGTTGGCAGAGAAGGATATAAAACGTGTGCGCGTGGTTGAGCGTCAATACTATAAAACTCGACGCGTGTTGCAGTTTGTGGATGCACAGACTGGTGACGTGCGCGACGTAACCGAGAAGATGGCAGCTGACCGCGAGAAGTTGGCGCTACTCGTGTCCACACAGCCTACTGTGACGTTACGTGAGATTACTAAACGTGCTGTGCGCACGACTATCACTGCCGGTTACGTAGTGCTATACGACGACTGGTCGTTATACGACACGTTCACGATTATCCCGTACTTTCCGTATTTTCGACGTGGTAATCCACTCGGTATGGTGACAAACTTGGTCGGCCCACAAGAACTATATAACAAGGTCAGTTCACAAGAGCTACACATCGTTAACACCACAGCTAACAGCGGATGGATTATCGAAGAAAACTCATTGGTGAACATGGACGCTGACGAGTTAGCAGAACAAGGTTCGAAGACCGGTACCGTGCTTGAGTACAAAAAAGGTTTCAATGCGCCGGCGAAAATCACACCTAACATGATTCCGCCTGGAATCCACAATATTTCACAAAAAGCTGTAAGTTCAGTGCGCACTATCTCCGGTGTCAACGAGTCCATCATGGGTACTGACCGTGCTGACGTGTCCGGTGTAGCTATCACACAGCGTCGTGAAGCTGGTCAGGCCCAGCTGACAATGCCTGTGAAAAATATCAATAGCACCCGTAAGATGTTGGCGCGTAAAGTCCTTGAGCTCGCGCAGAAGTTCTTTACTGAAACGCGGACGTTTTTTATTACTGATTATTCTCAGGCCGGGCACCCACAGACTGAGCACTCGGTAAACGTGCCCGACGAGACCGGACAAATCCCCGCTGACTTAACACGTGGTAAGTACGACATCGTTATCGGTATGCAGCCGTCACGTGACAGCGTCGACGAGACAATTTTCAGTGAGGCAATCAGTATGCGCAGTGCCGGTGTTGCTATCCCTGACCACATCATTATCCAACACTCAAATCTACCGAAACGCTATGAGATCGCCGAGATGGTGGCTAAGGCGCAGGGCTTTGGTGAATTGTCGCCGGAAGAACAACAGATGGCAGCGGCGCAAATGCAGCAACAAATCGCAGCCGCAGCGCAAGCGCTTGAGAAGACCGAGGCTGAGATTGAAGAACTCAAAGCACGGGCAGCGTTACAAGCAGCGAAAGCCGACACTCTCGATGGCTACAGTGAGCACGCTATTAGACTTTCCGAGCTACAGACAAAACGTGATATGGCAGCGGATATGTTAAAAACCCGTGTAGCACTTGCACAGCTAGCCACTGCACGCAGCGAGTCCGTGAGCCAGCGCTCCGCAGCAACGAAGATTGCTAGCGACATGCTAAAGCTCGGTGGTAACTATGAAAGATAGATTAACCAATCATTTACTGACAACCAACCCCCACGAGGAGAAAATTAAATGGCACAACAAGATGTAACAATCGGCAGTTTACCGACCGTAGAAGTGGACGAGAGCGCGTTCTCGGGTTCGGGCGGTGTAACTGAGAGTGAGATTATCGAGGGAGACGACCGCGGCGACACTCTTGAGCCGGTAGAACCTGCAAAAGCTGATGAGTCTGAATCTGAGCCCGAGCCTGAACCTGAGCCTGAATCTGAGCCTGAATCTGAGCCCGAGCCTGAACCTGAGCCTGAGCCTGAGACCGAAAAAACACCCAAGAACCGCGTCCCGTATGACCGATTCAAGAAAGAGGTAGAAAAACGTAAAGCACTTGAGGCAGAACTGCGTAAAGTTCGTGAAGCTGCGCCAGCTGGTGATGTAGGTGACCTTGATGTTGATGTGACCTTTGATGAGGCTAATTTCAAAAAGATGGCTGATGCGTTCGTGGATGGCGACACCGCTACCGCACAGGCAGCATTCACCGAGATGGTAAAAGGCGCAGCACAGGCAGCGGCGAAAGCGGCAGCAGCTAAAGCCTACGAAACCGCTCGCGACGAGTCCGAGGGCGCATACCGCGCGCGTGTGTTGGTGCAAGAGGCACAGGAAGCGGCTGACTTAGTGCAAGCTGAGTATGACATCTTCAACGATAAGACCGAATCCTTTGACGAGGTATTGTTTGAGAAAGCACTTACTCTGCGTGATGCCCTGATGACGACCGGTATGAGTGTTGGCGAGGCTATTATCGAAGCCGCACAGATGGTCGCTGCCCAGAACGGTGTCGCTGGCAATAGCACTAAGGCACAGAATAGTGAACCCGCCAAAAAACCGGCGGTCAAAGCCCCGAATATCGAACGTAAGCTCGAACAGGCGGCGAAAAGCCCGCAAAAATTAGGTGGCGAACCAAACGCCTCGACCCCTGAGCTCGACATTATGGAGATGTCGGACGAGGAGTTCGAGAAACTGACCCCGGCCGAACTGGCCCGCTTACGTGGAGACATCATCTAATGGATCAATTAAATACTCAAGGTGAGAAACTCATCGGGAAATCCCGTAAACAAGGTAATTCACTCGACGCTGATGGCATGAAACAGGTGTTTATCACTCTTATTGACGCCCTCGAGTTATGCCGTGAAGATTCAGCCGAGCATGGGACATTAAATAGTAACAAGGAGGCACTCATTGACCAGGCTCAGATGAAACTGGTTGAGGCCTCGATGTGGGTCACGAAAGCTGTGACCTACGGCAGATAATGTATAAAACCGCTAGAGATAGCGGTTTTTGTTGCACGCATATAAGCTATAGAGTTATAATATAACCATCTCGATTAACGGACGTATAACCGTTAGCTTACTTCTGAGCTTATCAGCTGCCAACATTCTTATCGCATTTCCACGTCACGGATAGAAACAACACTAACTTTAACCCTAATTCTGAGGCATAGAATGGCATTAACGAATTTCGCCGCTCTGACAACAGAGCAGAAAAAAGTATGGGTGCGTGACCTGTGGAGACAAGCCCGTTCAAAAATGTTTATCAACAAGTTCCTTGGCACAGGCCACGACTCTGTTGTTGAACATATTACCGCATTAACAAAAACCACCAACGGTGACCAGGCTGTTATCCAATTAATCGCTGACTTAGGCGAGGACGGCGTAACAGACGACTACACCTTGGAAGGTAACGAAGAAGCGATGAAAGCATACGACCAAGTGGTTAAAATCGACCAACTGCGTCACGCTGTTCGCTCCAAAGGTAAAATGGCCGACCAACGCTCTACTGTTCGCTTCCGTAACAATGCGAAAGACCAGTTAGCATTCTGGTTAGCTGACCGTATTGACCAAGCCGCGTTCTTGACTCTGTCCGGTATCACCTACGACAACACCAACTCCGGTGCAACTCGTGCCGTCAAAGCTACCGGCCAGAACTTGAAAGACTTGGCCTTTGCTGCTGATGTAACCGCACCAACTGATGCCCGCCACTTGCGCGTGTCCGGCAACAAGTTAGTTGCAGGTAACACCGCGAGCATCACCGCCAACGACCGTTTGGGTTATCGCCACATCGTAGAGTTAAAAGCCTACGCTCGCGATAACTATATCCGTGGTACAGGCGCTAACAACGATAAGTACCACTTATTCTTAACCCCTGCTGGTTTAGCGCAGTTAAAACTTGACCCAGACTTCATGGCAAACGCCCGTGCTGTGAACATTAACTACAACCAAAATATCTTGTTCGGTGGCTCCACCGAGATGTTAGTGGTTGACGGTGTTTACATCCACGAGTACCACCATGTATTCAACACACGTCGTGCAACCACCGGCAAAAAATGGGGCGCGGCAGGTGCAATCGACGGTCAACGTGTGCTGTTCTGCGGTGCGCAAGCATTAGCCTTTGCTGACATCGGTGCTGGTGAGTGGGAAGAAGACACCTTCGACTACCACAACCAACAAGGTATCAGCTACGGCAAAATCTTCGGTTTACGTAAACCGGTGTTTATGGACAAAGTATCCGGCAAGAAACAAGACTTCGGTGTCATCGCCCTGGATACGGCAATCTAATCACGGCGTGGGGCTGTGTAGGGCGGGTGACCGCCCTTTTTTCTAGAAGGACATAAAAATGGCTACATTGAAAAATACAGGTGCAGACGCCGCTCGCGTCTTTGGCCCAGTCGGTGCGGTAATCCGTGTCGAGGCTGGCGAAACCGTCGAGGTCCCGTACACTCCGGCTGAATTACAGGTTGAAGTCGGCGGCAGTATCGAGGTCTCCGACAAGCCTGCTAAGGCGGAGAAAAAACCTGAACCCGCTAAAAAAGAGGGTGAATAATCATGGCGCGGGTAACGGTAGCGGAACTCATTAAACGAGCCAAGACCACCGCACAGGACATTGATTTTGTGCAGTGGATCGAGTCTGAGTGGCTTGACTGGTATAACGAGTGTCTATTAACCCTCGTAACGGTTGCGCCTAATGCGGTCGCTGTGAACCGTACCCTCACCCTTGTACAAGGTAGTCGTCAGACTATCCCTGAAACCGCTGCCCGCTTGGTAGACGTCGTTCGTAACACTACCAGTGGGCGAGCGATCCGGAACATCGACCGAAAAACCCTCGACGAACAGTTCCCGGTATGGCACAAAGACCTTGCAGACGAGGCATACTTCTACGTTTATGACGCCGGTGTGCCGACCACATTCTATGTATACCCCGCTCTAAAAACCGCCGGTGTTCAGATTGACGTCGTACTGGCCGAAAAACCGGTGGCAGCGACCCAAACATCTGATGTGATTGCCGTCTCTGACTGGTATGCCCCGGCCATTGTTGACTACCTACTGTACCGCGCGTACCTCAAGAACGCGGACTACACCAACGACCTCGGGCGTTCTGATAATTTCTATAACAAATTCCTGAGTAAACTCGGGGTGTCTAATGGAGGCTAACCCGTGCAATACACAAAGCTGGCTGAACGAATCGCACTGGAATCTGGCGGCATTCCTGACTTTATTCTCGCGCAGTTACTCGTAACCTGCGCCGACGAATTCTTCCACGACTCACGGCTCTGGCGCGTGACAGGTGAAATTACCCTTAATCTCGATGATGACGAACCGCAATACAACCTCCCTGCGCTACTCCCGGCAGACACCTATATGGTGCGGGTTGAAACCCTGTCGTACGAAGACGGTACGCGAATTCCGGCGGTATCTAACACCGGGCGTTACCCGGAACTAGGTCTAGCGTTCACCTCGAGTACGGATAATATCGAACTCTTTGGGTCGGAGTACCCCCCTGAAAAGTTGCAAATACAAGTAAGTGTAGCACCGACCGCAACAAACAGCGTTATCCCTGACGACCTTCTCCCGTACTGCCGTCGCGCACTAACCGCCCTCGTATTATATCGCGCGTATGCAACACCTAACCGTGAATGGACAAATACCGAGCAAGCAACTTTCTGGGCTGGACAGTACGAAATGTTACTGCTCGAAGCCATGCGCCGCGGTCGCGCAGACAAAGTCAACACACATAAGGAGTGTAAATTCTCATGGTAAGACATCAAGTGACCCCAGAAACAGAGTACCAATTCCTGCACGACCTCTATAACGGCAATCAAGAGGCAATCAACATATTCATGACTATGGCACGCATATCTCACGCCATGGACGACCTTATCGACAAGGATAATGAGGTCAGTGATGTTGAGATTGCCGAGGCATTCTTCATGGCAATTTGTGTACTACCGTCAATCAAACTATACCGTGACAACATCGACGACTTCCGCTCGTTTATGTTTATGGTGTTCACCGACTATATTTCATCAGTGGAGCTTGAGAAAGGCACAGAACACGAGAGAAATATGGCGTTCATGCTTCGCGACAGCTTGACAGGGCTTGCTACACTAATCTGCGCGCTTTTATATGGCAGAACCGTGGCGATGCAAAAGGCCGCTGAGATTCGCCGCTTCTTCCATGACGAACACTTAGAAGAATATAAACAACTTTTACCTACAACGCCGGTAGACAACTCTGCCGACACACAAGGAGACGAATAATGTGCGGCGGTGGCGGTGGCGGTGGCCAACAAAGAACACCGGAAAACGAGCTCGCGTCAAAAGGTATCGAATCTGAACGTTACAACCTCGCCGCGGGTGTGAACTCCCAATATTTGCCAAAATATGTTGAGGAGGCTAAACGTGACTTCTCACACATTTCCGGCGGTCTCGCCAATGCGGACATAATGTCTCAAAGTAAGAACGACTACGTAGGCGCCGGCGCTAACTACATGGCCGCTAGCGACTCGCAGAATTCGTTAGCTAATACCCGCAACACGGCCATTCTTAAAGCCCGTGGCGCAGCAGAACGGACGCGTATCGAGAGTACTGACAGCGCACTACGCGCCCTGAACGGCGCAGCACAATCAGCGGCGCAAGGTCTGGTGGCCTCGGCCCGCCGTGAGAGCGACGAAGCAGTGACCTCCGCAAATAATCGTCAAAATACACGACAAACGAATATCGCCGGCGCGGTCTCTCTTGCCGGGGCGCTTGGAGGTATCGGGTATGATATGTATTCCCGCGGTGAGCTCTTTGGAAAGACCCCAAAACGCGCGGACGGTGGAGCTCCTGTCGTCGAGGCCAAACCCGTCTGGAGAAAGTAACCGATGGCAACTAATTACGAAAAATGGCAGTACAGACGTAACGCTCAAGGCAATACTGAGGCGCAACTCGCAAGTGCGTACCGTGCCGATTGGGCTACCATCGCGCCACACTTGCAAGACTTACTACAGACCGAAGCTGACGCCGTAACCAGTACCGGCATCGTTGACGCGGCACAGCGGCAGATACAGCGCTCTGCTATGGGTTCCGACGAGAGCATGAACGCCCGGCAACAGATGCGTGCTAACACCAATCTCACACCATCTCAGCGGCTGTCGTTAAGCTCTAGCGTGTCTCAAGCTGCGGCGGCCAACAATACAGCTAACATGAACACAGCGCGGATTAATCAACATGAGAGCAACCTCTCCGCGTTAAACCGCCTCATTGCCACAACAAACGCGATGAAACAGGGTTCTGCATCTACGCTCAATGAGATCGCCTCTAACGAGTCAATGCGTAAACAGGCGAATGACACTGCTAGAGCGCAGAAACGCCAACAAAACACCCAGACCGCCGTGAGTGCTGTGGCAACAATCGCGACAATTGCAGCCGCTGCATGGTAGGTGTATGGGGTATTTGACCGAAACTATCGAAGCTGTTCAACGAGCGCGTCGCCCGCTATTCCAGTTTTCAGGCGGACGCGACTCATTATGCACCCTGTTTTTACTCTACGAGTCCGGTTGTTCAAACTTCGACATAGTCTGGGTCAATACCGGTGATGCAGCACCTGAAACGACAAAACTTGTTAATTACATAAAGACTTTGTGGGGCGACAGGCTCTACGAGGTGCGCACAGATTCTCGTACGTGGCGAAAAACAAACGGAGACCCGTCGCCACTAGTGCGTTGCGAGGAAGCCTTCCCGTGGGTGGCTGAATGTTCGAACGAACAGTACCACGTTCAGCCACAAAGTTCATGTTGTGCAGCCAACGTCATGAACCCGATGCACGAATTCACTGTCAGCGGCGGCTACGACCTGGTTATTCGAGGAAATCGCGGTAGCGAACCGCTGAAAACCGCTATCGGGCACTTACAAAAATCTGACGCCCCGTACATGCTCGCCTACCCTATTTACGACTGGACGACCCCACAAGTGGACATGTATCTAGTCAAGCGAAATATGCTCCCATCGTTCTACGAGTTTATGGATTCCGGCGTCGACTGTATGACCTGTCCGGCGTTCTGGGGTAACGGGCACCAAACATGGCTCGCGACACATTACCCTGATGTAGCACAAGAGCGACAACATAATATCGAAAAACTTATGAGCTATATGTCAAACGTCATACAGCTTGGATTTAATGAATTAGACCTTAGAGGTGTGTAATGGCAACTAACGGAATTCTGGAAGGCATCCAAGGCGCTTCCGCGTTACTCAACATGTATCACGGCATCCGCGACCGCCAAGACCGTCGCGAGGCAGACGCGCGTGATTTCGCGCATAAAGAGGCCCGCGAACGCCTGGCAGACACCCAATGGCAGATGAACTACGACCGTCAAGGTGACCAGTTCAATCAACAGATGGACCTACGACGCCAAGAGCACGCGGATAACATGGCTTATCGCCGTGAGGCATTGGCCGAACAACGTCGTTCGCACAACATGAGTCACGGACTGTCGGCTGCTCGCTTTAGACGCGAAGAAGAACGCTATCGCCAAGAACGCGCGGACGCGGAAGCGGCACGGAAAGCAACAGAGGATTTCTATCGCCAACGTGTACTTGGCGTCGATGGAAAGGACAGCAATATCAGCTACGGCGAGGCGGCTGCTATTCCGGGCGTGATTAAAGAGTCCCTCGGTGAGACAGGAAACATGTTACTGGCTGCTGCCGGCTTCAAACTGCCGGAGGGCACGCCCGGTAACGCTGTCGTCGGGGCTATGGACGACAAAAAAGGCGGTATCATCCCTGTAGCTATTTCAAAAGACGCTGAGGGTAGAGGTCGTGTGGAAGCAATTTCCGGTCCAGTTCCGCGCGAGCAGGTGTCTGAGTTTGTGGCGAACGGTGGTAGCCAGCTAGCAGGGACCGCGTTTGCTGCTGCGCTCGGCGTGCAAGCGGCACAGGACACGAACAAAGTTAGAGATGCTCAAGACGCCCGCGACAACCGCGAGTACAACCTTGCACGCATTGACCAAGCAATTTCTATAGTCCAAAACCCTAAAATCAGCAAAGAAATCCGCGAAGAAGCCGCACAGGAGCTCGAAGCCTACCGTGTCGCCGGTGTTGACACCAAGCTCCGTGGCCGTTCCTTAGTTGAAGGTGTGGCAAGAATGCAGGAAGAACAAAAAACTGTGCGCAAAGCAGAACTAGACGCTCTTGGAACAGTGACGAAGACTGAGGCCGAGGCCCGTCTTGATAGACAGCGCGACACCGCGACAAATAAAGAGTTTGCAACACTGCGCAAAGACCTGATTACCTCAGCAGGGGATTTGTACGACAAGAAAGACCCACGTTCACGTGTTGCTGCCGGGCTCGTTGATGCCGGTTTAACTTATATCGAGGACACTCAGGGTCGTCGAGCAGGACAAGCAAATAGCTCTGCGTTTAAGGCACAGTTCAACAACATTATCCGCACCGCAGTTAATCTGAAAACTGACGACTTCGCGGCCGCATACGCAGCGACACAGCGCTACGGCGGCACCGGCAATGAGAATCAGACAGATATATTGCTTGGCAGCTATAATTCCGCGCGCAGACTCCTCGAGGAGGCCGGCATGAGTGAAGCCGAAGCAAACCGTGCGCTGACACAGGCTACTGACGCGCTATTGAAACACGATAAACAAACAAACTTTAGCGAACTTCCACGCTACATTACGGAAAAATACGGTATCAAAGGTAACTAATCTATGGCAGAAAATAAATGGCTTGACGGCGACACAGTAAAAACGGGCGGCACCCCCCGCCCACGCCGTATGTTAGGGGTTGATACCACCGAAACTAAACACGAAGAAGGCAATAAAGGCTGGTCAATTGACGCCTATATCGCTAAGCATATCGCTCAAGGTACTGACCAGACAGTCACAGGTACCGGACGTTACGACAAGTATGGCCGCGAACTCGCCACACTATCCACAGACGATGGCGGCCTTACCAGCAACGAAAAACTGATTCGTGCCGGTCTCGCCGGTACATCCGGCAGTGTTGCTAATCTCCCTGATGACGTTGCATCCGCGCGACATGAACGAGTCCGAAACGCGCTCGCAGGCGTGCCCGATAGTGACGAGAATGTCCGCAACATCGGCCAACTGACTCGTAACCTAAACACTGCCGATAAAAGCGGCCGCCTACAAGGTATCCGTGTCGGCTCTCATGCCCCTAGTCAAAAACGTGACGGGAACGTTTTGACAAATTCCCTCGCCCGCGGTGTTGACCAAACCCAAATGATGCTGTACGGCACTGCGGCGGCGATGGCGAATGCTATCGGCAACGACGACCTACAGAAGTGGGGCGAAGAAGGTATGGCCGCTAACAAATACCAACTTGAGCGCAACCAGCCGGAAACAAGTTCATATAAGGACATCGACGGAGTTGGTACCGCTGTAACCTACGCCATTGAACGTGTATCTGAGACCGCCGCACAGCTCGCGGGAACCGCAGCAGCAGCAGCGGTCGGCGCCGGTATTGGCGCTGCAACTACCGGTGGCGTGGGAACAATCCCCGGTGCTTTCGCCGGAACCTGGCTCGCCTCCTCGGCTATGAGTAGTGGAGAGCTCGCCGGTGATATGAAAGAGGCTGGCGTTAAGGACTATGGTGTTGCCTCACTTATTACCGGTGCCGGCATGGGCGCCCTGGACGCGTTCAGCTTCGGTAAGATGGGCTCTGCTGTTATGGGCGGTCTCGGGGTCAAAAAGCGTGCTGCAATGGAGGTTGCCGGCTATCTGGGTGCAGGCAAGGAGATTGCTAAAGCAGCTGCTAAAGGTTTTGTAACTGAAGGCACAACTGAGGCTATGCAAGAAGGTGTGAAAGAGGTCGGTATTCGTGCTGCCGGTGGTGACACATCTAAACTCGGCTCACTCACTGACCGCATGGCCGAATCATTTGTCGCCGGCGGTATGGTCGGTGGCGCACTAACCGGGGCGGGACGCACTGTACGTGAGGGTGTTGCGTTACGGAAACAGAACCAAGATGGTCGCCTATCTGACACCGCGCCCGATGACGCGTCAGGTAACGTAGTTAACGACCGTGGCGAGGTAACAAAAGGCGCAACAGTGACCTATGACCCGACCGCTGAGAATATCGAGGCTGAGAAAGGTTCACCTACCCACGTGAACGACCCTGCAGTCGAGACTAAAACTGTAGAGTCTGTAAAGGAAGTTGAAACTAAACCTGCAGAGGTCGTTGGGGAAGTTGAGGCTAAACCTGCAGAGGTCGTTGGGGAAGTTGAGGCTAAACCTGCAGAGGCCGTTGGGGAAGTCGAAACTAAACCCGCAGAGGTCGTTGAGGAAGTCGAAACTAAACCTGTAGAGGTAGCGACCAAAGAACCGGTTAACAGCAAGACTAACTATACCGGCGTTAATCTCCGCCCGTTAATTGATGCGACCTTGGCCGATGACCAGAACGTGCCACAAGAGATTCGTACCGCGCTCAAAGACTATATGACCGGCGGGTACGTCTCTAAAGAAGCGCTTATGCAAAACCCACACAACCGTGGAGCATACGTCGACCAATATGCCCGCGACCCAAATGTACCTGACTTGGTGCAAGGTGCGTTCAACAAGGCCCGCGAACAGTTGCACGGGAAGATTCAAGAGGCAAAAGCCGCCAACCAGAACACAGAGGCAAAACGGCTTGACGGTGAACTCAAGAAACTTAACACATACGAGCAGACATACCGTGTAGAGAACGCACGCAAGAGTGTAGACTTTGCTAAGGCTAAACATGCGGCCTATGACGCTGTCGTGCGCGACATCAACAATCGCCATGAAGGTGCAGACAGCATCGTGCGCGCGCTGCGTGCAGCTATCGGTCGTAATGATAAAGCAACAATCCAGCGTATCGTCAAAGACCGCACCAATATCGGTTTTCGCAACGCCGACATTGTCACCCAACTATTGACAACTGATAAGACCACGCTGGAAGAATTCGCTAAAGACTACGGCGATGGAACCCACACCCCTGAGCAGGTCTACGACCGCTTGGCAGCAACCTACCTCATCGGTCAGTCACAGGTATTCAGTGAGAGTGGTAAATCTGGTGACAGCGCCCGCGTAGCAAAAGCGCTACACGAACCAAAACAGCAGGAGCAACTAACAGAAACGCCCGCCACTGAACGCCAACAACCGACAAAAACGGTACTCGACGCTAAAGCTGAGAAAGACCTTAGCGACTATGTACGCCGCGCGGTGTATGCCGCCCAGCGTGGCGAGACCCGTGTCGAAAGTAAAGCATTTGAGTCAGTGGAAGATGACAGCGGTGAGACTCAGGTATCCACGGTCGAGAGCGCCAATGACGGGATCGACCCACGTAATCCACGACAGCTCGAGGCACTACTCGGGGCACTTGAGGCAGGCTGGCTAAACGATAAAGGTGAGATGGTCCGCAATAACGCTGAACACAAACGCGAAATCCGTAAAGTGTACGATGGTCTTGCTGCACAGTTCCCGGACAAGTTTAAGTGGGTTATCTCCGAGCGCGAGGGCAAAGAGCCCCCGTTCCACCTCATTAAAGCTGCCCTGAAAGATGGTCTACAACCGATGATTGAGGCGGCAGAAAGCCAACAAAAACAAGATTTTACGTCCGTCGTACGCAACATGGTTGACGCGAAAGCGACAATGTACAACCTCGGGTCTATCGCCAAGAAGACCGGTAACGACAACATCTTCGCGCTTGCTGACCGCGTACTCGAAGCAGCTAAGCCTACTGAAGCTCAACTTGACGGGCTGGCAGCCCAGTTCGGTGTTGAACGTTCTCGTGTTGAAGCTGTGCTCAAAGATATAGATGTCGCGGTCGAGAGCTACATTAATGACATCGACAGTGGTGCTAAACCCGATGTTGCCGCAGTAACCGCAGCGCAAACACTTGACGAGTACACAGAGAATAAGGCTCTCTCTGTGTACTTACAAGAAGTACTGGCTGACCTTAACACAAAACGTGTAAGTAAAGAGACCATTAATCACGCCATGTCTGTACTCGAAAAAGAGGACATGAGTAATGCGTTGCCGGAAGACGTTATTACCCGTTTGACTGAGCTTGGTATTATGAACAACGCCGAGGTCGACAACAACGTGAGATTTGTCAACCGTCATGCAGCGGTCCGTTCCGACACGAAAACGACAGATGTGCTTGAAGTACCGACCTCGCGCGGTAACCTTCGTCGTGTGAACTTACCTCGCCTTGTGGCCGCCATTATGGAGGAGAACAAGGGCGAGAATCTCACACCGGCGCACGCGTTTGTATCCGCCGTGCAGGAAGCAGTTGCGCGACTCGAGACGTTAGAAGACAGCCACGGTTATCGCTTGGAGAATGCCGCCCGAGCGTTTAATGAGATGAAACCTGAACAGGTACTGTATCGTTCCGGTAGCCGTGAGGTGACTATGGCCGATTACCGCGGTATTGTCGAGGATATGGTTAGTGTGCAGAACGCCGCAAGCGGGTATACCCAACTCAACGAGCTACGTAAAGCGGCAGTCGGTCAGATGCATGAGGTTATCGAGCGCTATACTCCTGAAGGTCGTGACCGCTATCGTAAAAACAACCCGATTCTGTGGCCAATCCCACACCGCGCTGAAAAAAACGAGGTCAGCTACCGCATTGAGCGCGAACAGATGGATACCCTACTCCAAGATGTAATGTCATTGGACGAGGGCGCGTTCGCTCTTGAAAGTGAGATGAAAGCGAGCCCTGAATATCAGCTTAAAGACGTTGTTGGTGGTAAAGACCCTTGGAATGACTTTATCTCTGATTTCCTTGAGGCAGTCGACGTTATGAGCAATGACGACTACTCCGGTAGAAACACCAAAGACCTCGACTACGACGCCGCTAAGAGGACAATCGACAACTCAATCAAGACCCTGAAACGTATCTCCGCATGGGTATCGGCTGACCTACGTAATAAACGAAACCCGGAGGCTGGGGTCCGTGCCGGGTTGAGTAAAGAATTCTCAAAACGTGTCCGTGCGCTAACAACAGGGCTTACCCGTAGTTACTATCGTCTAGCCGCTATCCAACGTAAACTAACTGAGCGCCACTACGCCCTCGAAAAAATTGACGAGATGTTCGGCACAAAATCCACAAATGAACGGACTGAGCGCGCGTTTATTGTTGATAATGGCATCGAGACGTTGGAAGGTGAAGGTCTCGAAACCGTGACCTATACCCGTGAGGATAATATCCAATACGAGTTTGACTCTACGGTTCGTGACAATGACATTGCGTTTGTCGAGGAGCAGACTAATAAAAAACTCTCCCGCGACACTCGCCGTGTATTCGTCGAGAACATGAACGGTGCGAAGAACTTTATCGTGTACTCCACTAACGGTGATAATGTCACTGTGACCGAGTTCAATAGAGGTAAGAAGGTCGCAGAGCACTCGCTCGATAGCGCCGACACTGAACGCGCGTCAATGTTGGGCGACAAATACGAAGGCTGGTTGGCACTACACTACGGTGAACGTTCCGGCCTCCCAATCGAAACCCAGTCCCGTGTACTTGCTATCGACGTCAAAGATATGGTGAACGGTGAGGATGGGCTCGGACTCAAAGGTTTTGAGGGCGGCCTCGATAACCTCGACTTCGCCTATGCACAGCTATTCGGTGTCGGTGAGTTGCCGCCACTCCATGAACGTATCGCAAAAGTGGCACAAGGCTCTGTGTCCTACAACCCACAAGTAGCCCGACCGGTCGTGAAGCCAGCGAAAGGTGGCATAGTCAATTACTTCGATGATAACCCGCGAATCAAGTTCTACGGCAAAGAAATGCGCCCACTTGACGTAGGTGCCGCTGACCCGAAAGGGCTTCGTGCGCGTAACTACCGTACTGTACACGAACTCGTGACCGCTACCGGTATCAAAGAGCAGGTGAACATTATCCAAGGCAGTGACATCGAAACCACCCGGGTCGAGACAGTCAATGGCGAATACAACATTCACCTCCCAATGCTTACATCGAAGAACGCCCACGAGTGGCTACTGTCGCTCGGCCACGAGCTAGGCCACGTAATGCTTGACCCGTATCTAAACGCGTTTGACAAAGGTGCGTTACCGAACGACACACGTGAGGTAATTAGTAGCCTCTACAGCGGCGTGTTGGATGGTGACAAAGCCGCTATCGAGGGTTTTGCCGACAGCTACGCCCAACACTTTATCGAGCCGTTAATCGGTAAAAAGGTCGAAGTCAATGAGCAGAGCAAACATATCCTCGGTAACATCTATATGCGTTTTAAACGTCTGGGGCAGAAAGTCGTTGACACACTCAATAGCCTACTTAAGGATTTTGAACTCCTAACCGGGCGTAAACAGAAAATCAATACCTCGGCGCAGAAGGCGTTTCTCGATAAACTCGCCGGCGAACGCGAGGCTATGCACGAGCATTTGAGAGAGGTTAATGAGAACTTACTCGGCAAGATGAAAGTCAACCCTAAACTAATCGGGCGAGCTATCCGTGAAACACTTCACGCGTTGCGCCCGACGTGGGGCCGCCTTAATAGCATCTCACCGGAGGTAGCGGCCATGTTCCAAGCTGCGGGCGACGGTAACAGACCTGCATACGTGAACCTCATGCGTCGATATACCCGTAACGCACAAGGTAAGCGTGTTATGGGTGACCTCTACGACGGTAAAAAGTCCAAGAATATAACTAAAGGGTATAAAGACCTAATTGCCGGCGTCGACAGTGAAAATGCCCGCAACGTGAGACAGTGGCTCAAGAATGTCCACGAGATGTTTATAAAGGACATTGACCCTAATAACATCAACGCTTACGGTGTACGTGACCCCGAGGTTGACCGCGTTCCGTACCGCTTAGACCCGAACAAGGTCAGTGAAAACGTTCATGAGGTCCGGGCAATCTTGCGTGAACTTGGTTATGTTGAGGATGACGTAACCGGGCTTGTGAATGCGGCTATTGAAGGCAGTGACGCTACTGACAATCGCGCCGTTCGCTGGCAGTCAGTGCTATCTAACGACACCCACCGAGTGCGACTTGAGAAGTTCCTCGACCATAACGGTGTAAGCGTGATTAACGCTTATATCCATAACCTCGCTAAGACTATGTCTATGCGCCAAGCGTTCGGTGCCCACCTCCGCGGGCGTGACGGCAAGCTCTTACGTGATGACAATGGACATGCGGTATTCATGCCGATGGGTAAACTTAACCACTATGTACAGCGGATGAACGACACTGACGCATACACCGTGTCAGCTGCGCTGCGAGCAATCAATGGCACATACGGCTTTAAAATGCCTCAACCGGTACGCAAGACTATGGGGACAATTAATGCGGTCGGTAATATGGCTGTGCTCCATCTTGCAGGGCTATTAAATATTATGGATAGCGCAGTACCTCTAATTATGACCGGTGACACCGGCACAGCACTACGCACACTCGGCAAATTTATCTTCTCCGGCAAAAGTCGCGAAGAAGCCGTTGAAATGGCACACATGCTTGGCGTGATTCAGTATGGTGTAATTAGCAACAATATCGAGGGCATCTTCTCTGGCCGAAACCGCACAGAGGGCGCGCTCAACTGGACGGTGGACAAATACTTCCATCTGAATGCGATGCACGCGACGACAAAACTGTCCCGCATCATGGCGACTGCGGCAGCTATCGAGGACTTCCGTAACGGGAAAATCAATAAAGTCAGCCGCGAGCACCACTTAAAAATATTCGGTATTACTCAACAGGAGATTGATACTGCGTTCGAATTCTTAGCCGGCAAAGATGTAAATACCATGTTCGACGACGCATTCATGGAGCGTGCTACCCCTCAACAACAAGAAGCAGTGAACAAGCTCCGTAACGCTATCACCGAGTATGTTGACCTATACACACTCGACCCGAGCGAGATTTCTGACCCACTTATCGCCTCGAATCCGTGGTTTATGTTACTGACAAACCTCAAACGGTTTGCCTACGCATACCACCACACCATTCTCCGCGGGCAGTGGCAGGAGGTAAAAGCGCGCTTCGGTGAAAAAACCGGGCTCGCTAAAGTACCGCATATACTGGAGCCAGTCTTTATGACCGCACTATTCAGCCTACCGTTGGCGCTCGCCTCTATCTGGCTGCGTGAGTGGTTCCGTGACGGTGACATTGACAAAGGTAATCCATTCGATAAGGACCTAAGCGCGCTTAGCTGGGATGTAATCCAAAAATCAGGCTTACTCGGTGTTGGGGACATTGTCAATAACGCCGCTAACGCGACCGAGTACGGCACACCTTGGTGGCTGTCTGCAACGCCATCTGCTGCGGTGGTGTATAAAGCCGGCAGCCAGCTCGCTGACGAAAAATACGGGCAGGCGTTTAAGACTGTTGTACCACTCTACGGCAAAGTGCACCTATATACTCCGGATAAATGGGCAATGTTCGACGATAACGGCGAAGATTAATGGAATAACTCCGAAAGTTATAATATAATTAGACTATCCCAGCCCCACGCCACCTCTTACTGGGATAACTGATGAAACTGACCTACGACAAATGGGGCGGGACTGCGCCACGGCTAGACAAACGGGTTCTACCCGCCGGTTTCGCGACCGAGAGCTTTAATACACGGCCTGACCCGTACTCACTTAAACCGTGGCTACGCGAACAGCTAACCACAAGCCGCGTGAAACCGACAGCGAAACAAATCTACCGCTATCATAACGGACAGTGGTTCGAAACCGACCGCACTGAAACCCGTTTTGTGTCTGCGCCGATCATCAACGACCCAAACCACGAAGTAGTGTACTGTGACCATGAGGGAGTTAAGTTCACCCGTAACGACGTTGCTATCGGTCAGCCTCCGTACCCGTCAAATGGGCGCTTAATTGGTGTCCCCCAACCAGCAAAACCGGGGATTAAAAACAACAACCCACCTCCTGCTAGCGCCGACATACAGGCAATGGATATTGCCTACGTCGTGACGTTTGTTAATGAATTCGGCCGCGAAGGCCCAGCATCACAGGCGTCGTCCATCGTTACTACCGACAGTAAAAAGGTCAATATCACTATCACCCGTCCCGCGCTACCGACCGGGGCCTACGCTCTAGGTAACGGCTCGAAATGGCGGCTTTACCGCACCAATACGGCAAGCGACGGCGCAGGCATCTATCAATATGCCGGCGAAGCACCGATTACTAACAGCACGATGAATGACACCCTGCTCGCTGACGAGGTGCTTGAACAGCTATCCACTGCCGACTGGTTCGCGCCGGCTGACACCAACAAAACCCTATGGCCATCCGGGCCACTAAAAGGGCTTGTAAACGTTGCGAACTCGTTCCTTGCCGGATTCACCGGGCGCACACTGTGTTTTTCTGTGCCCGGCGTTCCGCACGCGTGGCCGCCTGCCTACCAGATAGTTGTCGAGTACGACATTGTCGGGCTCGCCGCTGTAGGTTCAGAGGTCGTTGTCCTTACTAAAGGCCATCCGTATGTGGTCTCCGGTTCTGCGCCGGGGAACTTAACCGCGACTAAACTCCCTGACCCACAGGCATGTATCAGTGCACAATCCATTGTCGCGTTCGAGGATAAGGTTATCTATGCTACCCCTGACGGCTTATGCGCTGTCACCGGCCAGCGGTCTGAGTTGCTGACATCCGACATTTTCGATGAGCGGTCGTGGAACGCCATTAAACCGACTACTATCCTTGCCGGCTACTATGAGGGGGCGTACATCGCAAAAAGTGATGTGACAACCTTCATTTATCTTCCCGGTGCCGGTACTAACAGCTATCGGACAATTAACTTCCGCCCCGTGGCGATGTTCAACGAGCTCGAAAGCGACACCTTGTTTTACCACGAGGGTGACGGCGTCATTAAGGCTTTCAATAAAGGTGGAGGCGCTTACCGCTACGTGTGGAAATCCGGGGTCGCCCGCAACCAGAAGAAGAACTGTTTTACGTGGGGCTGTGTGTACGCGTCCGATTACCCTGTTGAGATTACATTGACGAGTTCCTTTGATGGTGCACACGAGCGTAGCGAGACGTACACTGCCCGTAGTTCTGCACCATTCAGACTCAAGGGCGGTTATCTGGCGAACGAGTTCGTGCTCGGCATCACCGGCGATAAGACTGTGCACTCTGTTGAGTTCGCCAACAGCCTTGAGGAGCTCAGTCTATGACAATGATTAATCGCAATCAAACCGCTATCCCGTCAGTACCGACCTCCGTTAACGCTGACGTGCGTAACTTCCTACTGGCGATACGTAACTCAGTCGTCGTACTACAAGGTGGCGGTAACCAGAATGCGGCGCTTGACCGCGCGGTAACACTCCGCGAAGTGAAAGAGGGTAAGTTACAGCTGGCGGCGAGCAGTGTCGGTAAAGCTATTCAGGAACTGAAAAAGAACGGCGACGACTCTGTCAAAGGTCTCGGCGAAGACCCGGATAAGACAAAACGAATTGTCGAGGCCCCTACTGCACCGACACAGTTCAATGTTGACGTCGGTCTTACGACTGCGACTCTCACATGGGACTACCCTGCCTACCGCGGGCACGCGTTTACAGAAGTGTACCGCCAAGCGACGGCACTTACTGCAGATGGGCGCCCTGTAAACGGTCCGTCGTTCGCGGCAGCTAACCACATCCGCGGTTATGCAGTAGGGTCTGCTTACACTGACTCAGTAGACTATTACACCGGTTACTACTACTGGATTCGACACGTGAATGAGGACGGCGCTGTCGGCCCTCTTAGTTCAACTGATGGTGTGTTCGTGAAGTCATCACGAACAATAAAAGATGAGTTGCGAGAGCAGAATCTGAGCTACATTGAGCCGGTGGATAAGGTCCCAAGTAAAGGTACAAACGGCCAGATTGTCTACGACACCGTTAACCAACGACTACTGTCGTGGGACGGGAGTAAGTTCGCCCCACTTACGGGCAGTATCGCTGACGGCTCCGTAGGTATTGCGTCTTTCGCCAAGAATATCACCCCTGTCCAGCTCGTGAGCGGTGTCCCAAGCAGTCGTCAGGCGTCAGATGTGGTGATGGACACTACGTCAGGTAAGCTGTATCGATGGGATGGTCGCGGGTACACGGCAGCCGTCAATGCGTCCGACGTCATAGGGCAACTCACTGCTGGGCAGATTGCCGCCGGCGCCATCGGCACATCACAACTTGCAGCGGGGGCGATTACTGCGGACAAGTTGGCTATTGGTAGCGGAGTGAACTTGTTACCTAACCCAATCTTAGCCAACCGCGCTGCGGGATGGTTTACAGACGACGGTACAAAAGGCTCGTGGGTGGTGAACCGCGAGTACCTGACAAAATCCCCTAACAACTGGCAACCGAAAGACGCCCTACCAACTGAGTGCGTCGTCAAAATGACCTTAACAGGGGCTGGGCCAACAAACTTCTGGTGTGATGCGGCAGCAATCAACGTGAATGTGACCCCCGGTGAATGGTATATGTTAAGTGGTTATTACCGCGGGTATCAGTCCACATGTCAAATGCTAGTTGAAAAGTACTCCGAAAACCACGCGTCGTACCAAGGGTTAATCGCAAGCACACAGCTTGCCGGTGATGTCGGTAGCGGTAATCCGAGCGGATCGTTCGTCAACGGCTTCCGTAATGCGCCACGGTACTTTGTCAAGTTTCGCGCACCTGATACCGGATGTGTGTCTATTCACGTGAGGATGTTATCCGCGGCGCGGAGTGGTGCCCACATGTTCTTTGGACGCCCACAACTCGAGAAATGTTCTGAACACGCTACTCAACCCGGTGCATGGTCTAACGGCGGGGTAACCGAAATCCATGGCGGTAGCATTATCGCCGATACTATCACTACCGGGAAGATCGCAGCGGGGGTTATCGGCGCGCGGGAACTGGCGGCTGGGTCGATTACCGCCGAGAAGGTTCGAGCAGGTGCAATTACCGCTGACAAGATGGCTGTTAGTAAGCTCTCTGCCGTAAGCTCTAACCTTGGTGATATTACCGGGGGCAGCCTCAATATTAACAATCGCTTTAAGGTGGCGAGCGACGGAACACTGACAATGCGCTCAAGCACGTCAAATGTCGGTATGGTCGTGACAAATGAATCCATCATCGTATACGACGAAGCTGGTCGTGTGCGGGTGAGAATCGGTAAACTCAAATAACATAGGAAAAACGTATGAAGTATTTTGAAATTGAACTTGAAGACGAACAGACTGAAACCATGACTCGTGCACACGCGGTTAGTGGCATAAACGTGGACTTTTGCAATAAATACATGTCGGTTGAAATCAGCCACTGGACTAGTGCAAAAGCGTTGAAAGGTAGCAAAAAACCCGTGTCATGGTCCAGTTACACCTTCTATGGTGAGCAGCCACGCGGTGTTGTGTTAGAGGACTACGCCCTCGAAAAAGTTCGTGAGGCATCTGAATGCGTTGTTGACGGCAACATCATCATGAACCCATTAAAAGGTGTAGCAATCAGTGACACCGGAGAAGAGTAACCTCGTCTCGGCGGGTGTCGACTGGTTAGGCGCGGCGGTAGCGATAGTGTTCGCCGGCCTCGGCGGAGTTGTTCGGTACCTGTCAGACAACCAGGCGCGGGGCGAGAGTTTTTCCCCGCCTATGGCATTGTCCCAGTTCTTTATTGGGGCATACGCTGGGGCACTAGCTACCTTCTACCTACTCACTCGTGAAGTGGAGTACACCGTGTTGTTATGCGTGGCAGGTGGTGTAGGTTATGGGTCTGCGTCGGCGCTCCAGGCTATCTCACGGGTCGTAGTGCGGCACCTTGGCGGTAGTCTGGGCAAGCGAATAGGCCCGGCAGAAGATGTTGAGGACGAACAACCGGAGACACCGGCGAATGATAAGGGAGGAAAGCGCCGTGCGAAGAAAAGAAAGTAGAGACAAAGCTAAGCATGTGTGTAAGCTGCTAGCATACCTCGACCAGTTTTTTGTGGTGGTCGCTTTTATCGGATGCGTCGGGCTAATAAATGTCATCTCGGAACAAGGGCTGACTATTAAAGGTCTGGCGCAGGAGAACACGGCGGCGCTTTCGCTCGCCGACCAGCGCATGAAGCGGATTGAAGCGTTGCATACGGCTATTGACCAGCAGAACGAACGAATTTCACTACTACTTGACGACCAGCGAAGACAGCGGGGGGAGAACAATGCAAAAATTGACGCAATCGGGAAAATTATTAGAGCTAACAAACGCTGTGATAGCAGCGGGGTTTTGCGCGCTACTCTTAACCAGTTGCGCACCGAAAACAGCTACGAACCTGAACGCCACGACAGCGAGTAAGGCACAAAAGCGCGATGCACAATTACTAGGGCAGCTTGTTGTACCGGCTAAACCTCGACTAAAAGGTGATGACTACCCTGACGTGGTTGAATACGCGGTTGCAGTGACACGCTCGTTGGACCAGTGCATTAGCAGTGTGCGTGAGACACGTAAGTTGCTCATCCGTACGAGTGTAGACATCGACAATAGTGCTACCACTGAGCGTGGAGGGCGCCGCGGCGGGGGCAGAACTCCCAGTGACAAGAGATAACTAACAGGAGAAAATGAATGAGAAAACCTTTAGGCATTAGAAACAACAATCCAGGTAATATCGAGTGGGGTAGCCCGTGGCAGGGGCTCAAGAAAAGAGGGCCTAAGAGCGGGCGCTTTGCTGAGTTCGAGTCACCGGTCTACGGTATTCGTGCACTTGCCGTGTTACTGATTACGTACTACGACAAACGCAAAGCTAGAGACGGTAGTAAGATTGACACTATTCGCGAGGTCATCGAGCGTTGGGCTCCACCAAGTGAGAATGACACCGGTGCGTATGCGAAACAGGTAGCTAAATTACTGAAAATGACACCGTCTACGCGAATTAACATGCACGACTATGACACTATCCGTGGTATTGTTTGCGGAATCATTCGCCACGAGAATGGCCCTGGCCCGCTGAATAACGATAATACGTGGTATGATGACTCTGTCATTGATGAAGGTTTACGTCGCGCTGGGGTGGTTAAACCCGGTAAAAGCGTCGGACGAGTGCCGGTAACGAAAGAAGCTGTCGGGGCAACCACATCTGCTGCTGTTGGCGCGGGTCAGATTGCTGACGCCTTGCCGCAGGTACAAGACGCGATGACCGGTGCACAGGAACAGATTTCGAGCGGGTCTATTGTGCAGATTGTACTAGGCGTGCTGGCAATCGGCCTCGCTGCGTACATTGCCTATGCTCAGATTAAGAAACATCAGGACGGGGTCATCACATGA